AGTTATGAAAAAAAAATAAATGATCTAATTTGTCTTAGAACGTCTTAGCCCTTATAAACGCTTGGATTCAAGAAAGTTGCTTTAACTTGCCTTTAAAAGTTAGCCATCAAAATTAACATATCACTGACACGAAAATTTGTGGCAATGTTTGTTGCACCTTGTGGCAATGTTGAACACAAAAATACCCTCGAAAAGTATAACAATTCGAGGGTATTGATTGAGAAAATTTGAGTCGTTTACTTCTTTTCTTTACGCAGGCCTTTGATCTGTTTAAAGGCTTCTTTGAGAATATTTTTTTCTTCTTCATTCAACGCGCCGTAAAGCAATCCTTCATCTGTTGCCAATTCCATAATTTGCTTGGAAAGCGGATAGACACGTTTGGTGGGGAAGTGGCGTTGTTCTTCTTTGAAATAGAGCGGAAAATTTTCTCTAATGACTTTATCTCTGAGCAGATATGGGTCAGCGCGTAATTCGTGAGCGAAGTCATAGATTCGTTCGATTGGCAGTTTCATGCGCCCCGAAAGTATTGTTGTGAGAATGTTCGGAGACTTATAGCCCAAATTCAAGCTGGCGTCAGAAGCGGTAAGACCGTTCTTATAAAGCAAGTAAGCCAAATACTCAGCGACGGTGGCGTTTTCTAACCATTTGTCGCTCGGATTGTCAGGAACTTCGAGACTAATTTTTCTCATTTTGTATCTGTGGAAACAATTAACGTAAAACAATATTAGCACAACGAATTAAGTAATTGATTACATGAAGAAAATTTTTTAATATCGCTAAAAGTATGTAATCGACTACTTAGTAATATTGTGTCAGAATTACTCTTAAAAGTAACTTTTGAACTGCCCAAAGTTGGTTTACAATTTCATTATGGCGTTATGATTAAGTAATACTTTTTCCAAAATTGTTCGGTAATTTTTAAGAGTCAAACCATGATCATCAGAACTAAACTCATCTCTTTCGAAGTAAAAAACATTGATTTATCAGACCTTTACGATCTTTATCAAAAGGAAGACAACACCGTTTCTGAAAAATTGAGCGACGGTCAGATGGTCGAATTGATTACGACATCAACTGGCGCAACCTCTCTTATAATTCATGGAAAGGCGGGGGATGTGACTGAGATTAAGCTAGTCGGAGAGAAGGATAATAATAAGTAATCGCCTACTTAAATAAGATTTAAACTAACGCAGTTAGCATTTACTTATATTAAGGAGGCGTATGCCCAGTTTGCTCAGTAACTACGATTTCATGCGCTCGACTGAAGTCGTTGGTCAGATGTTGTCAGAGAAAGATGTCGAGATTATTTTTGCGGGTACGCAAGCTCAAACGGGCTATGACAAAGCAGGAAACCCGACAAACATCACTCTGCCTATGCTGTCTGAAAATGTCGATGATGTAATGAGAACTTACATCAAAGGCTTTTTAGACCATGAATCAGCGCACGTGCTTTACACCGACGGCCCGATCTTTAGAAAGAGAATTGAGAAGATCGAAAAAAAGTATGGCGAAAAGGTCGCCCAAATGGTTCTAATGCTTTTTAACGTTGCTGAAGACGCTCGCATAGAAGAGCTGATGAAGAAACGCTATAAAGGTTCTAAAGAGAATTTCTCGAACGTTTTGAAGATGATTCTCGAAAAGAACATGAGCGGGTTAAAAGAAGATTCTTCAGCCGAAGAGATAATCGACGGAATGATAGTTTTCTATGCTCGCTGGCTTGTTGGTTCGGAGTTTGCGACGGAGTTCTTTAACGAACATCAAGAATACTTAGAACTTTGTAAAGCATACGACAAGGGAATTGACAATCTCTATACGCTTATGAGTAAGACGCAAAGTTCAGAAGAGATTCTCGATGTCATCGAAGAGTATCTGAAGAAGCACGAAGACAAGATGTCTTCCTCAATGAAAGAATCATCTGGCGGAGGCTCTAAGAAGGGCAAAAAATCAGAAGGTTCGGGAAAGTCAGTTAAGACAGAAAAAAAATCTGAAGAGTCTGAGAAAGAGGAAAAAGATTCTGAAAAAAGCTCCGAAGAATCTTCAGAGAAGGACGATAAGAAAGACGATTCCGAAAAATCGAAAGATTCTGAAGACAAAGACGGAGAATCCGACAAAGACAGAAAAGACAAAGAAGATGGAAAGGGTGACGGAGAAAAAGACGAAGAAGATTCTTCCGAAGAAGACGAATTAACGAAGGAAATTGAAAAGCTCATTACAGGGGAAGACTTCGGAGACTCTATTCGTGCAGAGATCAAGAAAATAATTAGAAAAGAAAATGGAAGTGGAAAGGCACCCAAGGTCTATAGACCTTTAACGACAAGATATGACCGCATTGAACCGCAATCTGTTAAAAGTTATTCCATTCAAAGTTTTTTAGAAAGAAACCCTAGAACTTATAAGGAATTTTTAGAAGAAACGGCTCAATATTCTTCCGTCATTCAAAAACAGCTTGAACGTTACATGAGCGCCTTGTCTGTAAGCGGATGGGAATATGGGCATAAAAAGGGGTGTTTGTATGGAGCGGGTTTAAGCAGACTTATCACGGGCGACGAAAGAGTCTTCAGAAAGAAGATGGAAAGAAAAACAAAGGATGTCGCTGTTAGTTTGCTGATCGACTTGTCGGGTTCTATGATTGGAACTCCAGTCAAGTATGCGTGCATGTCTGCTTATATCTTTGCTAAAGCTCTATCAAAGATCGGCATTAACTTTGAAATTTTGGGGTTTACTACTGATTGGAACGAACCGCGAGATAGCTTTTTTCAAACACTGAAAAAAACAGAAGAAAAGGCGTTTGACGGTCAGCCCTCATACACTCGAATTGAACCGTTGAATATGCCGATTTTCAAAAAATTCGGAGATAAATTTTCAATCGAAACGGCTCAAACGCTTTGTTATTTTTCAGATAGCGAATGCCCTATGAACAACAATGTCGATGGAGAATGTGTTTTGATAGCATCTTCAAGACTGTTAGCACAACCGCAGAAAAGAAAAATTCTCTTTGTTTTCTCCGACGGCGACCCCGCTTTTCAAACAAACTATTCGGTTTGGGAAAAGAAGCATCTGCATTACGCTATTGAGCAAGTAACAAAGGCGCACATTGAAACTTTTGGAATCGGAATCTGCTCAGATTCAGTGAAAAAGTTTTACCCCCATTATTCAATCGTTAACGAAATCGAAGACTTAGGCAAAGAAACTTTAACTCAACTAAAGAAGTTTTTAGTTCGCTAAAATAATAAGTAATTAACTACTTAAGAATAAAATCATGACAGACGAAAGCCTCAAAAAAGAGTACATCTCTTGCGCGATGTGCGGTAGCAAAGTGCATAGCATCTCAGCTCATTTAAAAGATTTTCACCCCGACGTCACTATTTCTGATTATCAGCGTTTGTATCCAGATTCTCCGATTTTGAGCGCTTGGGGAAAACTTAAAGTTGCAGAGTTTCAGAAGCGAATTGAAGAAAAAGCGAAAGTCGAAGCACAAAGGGCCGAAGCTCAGAAAACTGAAGCAAAAGCTGATGACAATTGTCATAAAGAAACTATCAGCAAAGTTTTTAATTTGCCCGCTGGGATTTGCAAAAACAAACTTGGAGAAGAAATCTCAATCTCTGTTCTTAATGATTCTGACAATCCGAAATCTAAAAGCCTAGTTCCTGAAATCTCTGACAACTACATCTATGACATTAAAGAGCTGAAGTTTCAACTTATGGCTTTAGAGCTAAACACACCGTGTTTGGTTTGGGGTCATAAGGGTTGCGGGAAAACAGAAGGTATTGAGCAAATTTGTGCTCGTACAAACCGTTCTTTCATGCGTATTCAGCACACTGCAAATACCGAAGAAGCTCATATTGTCGGTCAATGGATTGTCAAGAACGGTGAGACGGTTTATCAGCTCGGTGCATTATCTGAAGCAATGCTGTACGGCTGGGTCTATTGTGCAGACGAATATGACTTCACTCCGCCTCACGTTTTGTCGGTTTATCAGTCTGTGCTTGAAGGGAAACCGCTGGTTATCAAAGACGCCCCCGAAGAATACCGAATTATCAAACCTCATAAAAACTTCAGGTTCTTCGCTACGGGCAACACGAACGGCACAGGTGATGAAACTGGAAGTTACGCAGGTACTTTGACTCAGAACTCTGCAAACTACGACCGTTTCGGCATTGTCGTACACAAAGATTATTTACCGAAAGAGAAAGAAACAGAGATTCTTACCAAGAAGACGGGTATTAGAGAAACTGAAGCGAAGCAGTTGGTTGATTTTGCTCAAGCAGTCAGAAAAGCATACGGGGAAGGGAAGCTGAACGACACAATTTCCCCTCGTGCATTGATCAATGCTGGTCGTATCGGAATTTTAATTGGCGACCTTACGCAAGGTCTGAAACTTGCTTTTACGAACAAGCTCTCAAGTGTCGATGAAGAAGTTTGTTTGCAGTACGCCCAGAGAATTTTTGGAAGTGGGGAAGCGAAATGAGAAACTGCTTCGGACTGATTTCAGCATTTAACTTTGAGTCGGAATGTTGTCAGAAGTGCGAAAGTTTCAACGAGTGTTCCGACGAAGTAATTAAGACAGCTTGTAAGATCGAGAAAGCTATTGATATTAGACCGATTCTAAAAAAGCATTTGGAACTAAAGAAAGGTTTTCCTAAAGCCGATGACTTGTCGATTAACTACGAATATCAGCCGATAAAGAAAGTGAAGATGGCGCTTGATAGCAAGGTGTCCGATTCGCTTTCTGCTGAAGATAAGAAGTATCTGCTTGGACTAAACAGAACTCAAAAGTCTTGGGTCTCAACTTTGTTGACTGCAAATCTTCGTACTGGCGATGATTTTTTAGATACAGCCAATCTAAAGAAAGTTCCGAAACTCGGTTTCTTATTTCAGATGGCGCTTCTCATTCATCACGGCTTCAATTCGCCCGAGATGCTGAAGACGAAACTCAAACAATACAACTCAAAGTTAACCGACTCTTCATTCAAGACCAAATACTGCAATGCGTTAGGCGCATTAAAAGCAATGAAGATCGTGACGGGAGAATACAGATATGAATTACAGGTTAGGGATAAAGAGTGACTTTTCAATCGGGAAGTCACTTCTAACCGTTGACAAAATTGTTGCTGGTGTAAAAGAAGCTGGCTTTGACGCTATTGCGGTTACCGATGATATGACTATCTCAGCAATGCCGATTCTGTCCAACAAACTTAAAGGTATTGCTAAGACGGTTTTCGGCGTCACGTTGTATGTTCATGAAGACGCAACTTACAAGCCTCCTACAAAAAGCAGTGGGATTGCTCCGAAAGACAATCCTATGTTCACTCTGAAGGTTTATGCCAAGAGCGAGAAGGGCATTCAGTCCATTTATAAGCTCTTAACGCTTGCAAACACGGAGTCTCACTTCTATTACAACGCTCGAACTCAAATGAGCGAGGTGCTACAGCTTGAAGATGTGGTTGTTACAACAGGCGACTTCTTCAATCTTTTCTCTGTTGATAATTACAAAGAACATCTTTTGTCGCTGATTTCAAAATTCGGCATTGAAAATGTTCTTATTGAAATCGTACCGATCAATTCACCGCTATACGAAAGATGTTTCCAAAGGGCGATTCATTGTTGGCACGTTTACGACAAAAGATGCAAAGCAATCTGTACTCTTCCAGCACTGTATGAGAAAGACGAAGATATTGATTCTTTAAACGTCTATCAAGCTGTAGCAAAGAATATGCAGATTACAGCAGAGAAGGGAGCCGTTTTAAAGATTCAGAAAATCAAAGGATTAACGCTCAACCAAAAATGGAACGACATCAAGAACAATCTTTTTGGCAAGCTCGTTGACAAGTATTGGGAAGAAGGACACGGCTCAGTTGGCAATCTTGCTGAATTTACTTATCAATGCTTTGCTGAATCTCCGAAGTATCTTTTTGATAATTGTTCTTATGAGTTCAAAAAGAAAGCTCCCTGCTTACCCAAAATGGCAGATGATGAATTTAAAGCTGTCGTTGAAGAATGCAAGAAGGGATGGAGAAAGCGCTTTGCGAAGCCCGTATTAGGTTATTTGCCGAGCAAAGAACAAATGCCTGAATACATGAATCGACTCAAATATGAGCTGTCGATTCTGCAAAAAATGGGCTTTAGCGGGTACTTTTTGCTTGTACAAGATATTGTTCAATGGTCTAAGAACAATGGAATTGTTTTGGGGCCAGCAAGAGGGAGTTGTGCAGGTTCTCTAGTTGCTTACCTTATGGGTATTACTGAAGTTGACCCGATTCGTTTCAACTTGATTTTTGAACGATTCATTAACCCCGAACGACATGACTTGCCTGATGCTGACTTGGACTATCAGTCAACCCGCAGACAAGAAGTTATCGAATATTTAGAAAATAAGTATGGCAAAGAATGTGTCTCTGGAATATCAAACTACGGAGCTTTGGGTTCTGCAAGTGCGATTAGAGACGCAGGGCGAATTTTCTCTTTGCCTATGAGCAAACTTGAAGTCTCAAAGCTGGTTCCGAAAGAGCACGGCTTTTCTTCTAGCTTAGAAGAGAGTGCGAAGCTCGTACCTGAAATTGGCTACTTCGCAAAAGAGAATCCCAAATTGTGGCGTCACTCATTAGCGTTAGAGGGCGTTATGCGAAGTTTGGGCAGACACGCCGCTGGCACTATTGTTGCGGGTGAGCCGTTAGTTAACCGAGCAGTAGTTGAAAGAAGAGCGGGTTCTTCTGTTGTTAATTGGGATAAGCGAATAGTCGAAGACATGGGACTGATCAAGATGGACATTCTTGGTCTTTCGACCCTTGATACCCTTCAAATTTGTCTGAGATACATTGAGAAACGCTACGGTAAAAAGCTCAACTTATTGGACATTTCTCTTGACGATAAAGAAACTCTGCAAGCGTTTGGCAGAGGTGAGACAACGGGCGTCTTTCAGTTTGAATCTTCTGGCATGAAGCAGTTGCTCAAGTCGTTAGCTTACGGAGGTCAATTAACCTTTGAAGACATTACAACTGCAACCGCTTTGTATCGTCCTGGCCCGATGGATTCAGGTTTGTTAGACGATTTTGTGAAGATTAAGCAGGGTTATAAGTCTGTTTTTTACGACCACCCGAACATGGAAAGGGCGTTGAAGAACACCTCGGGAATTATTGTTTATCAAGAGCAAGTGATGCAAGTCGCCAGAGACTTAGCAGGATTCTCAATGGGCGAAGCTGACACGTTACGCCGAGCGATGGGAAAGAAAGACCTTGAGAAAATGACGGCAATGAAAGAAAAATTCATTGAAGGAGCGTTTACTGTTTCGGGGATGTCGAAAGCACAAGCTCAAGAGTTATTTGAAAAGATCGAAAAGTTTGCAAGCTACGCATTTAATCGCTCACACAGTTGCGCTTATTCCATTATCTCCTACTGGTCTTGCTACTTAAGAACGCATTATCCCGCTGAGTATTTTGCGGCTTCTCTTTCCATCATCTCAGACGATAAGTTTGAACCTGTTGTAAAAGATGCTCAAGAAGCTGGGATTGCGGTTCTCCCGCCACAAATCAATCATTCTTCAGCTCAGTTTGAAGTATTGGATGAACATCGGATTTTGGCTCCGTTCTCTTCAGTCAAATACATCTCAAGCAATATTGCCAACAAGATCGTCAAGTTAAGAGAAGGAAACGGAGGCTCTTTCTCTTCTATCGAAGAGTTTAAGACGCTTGCTTCAAAGAAAGGCTCTGGCGTTAATGCTCGTGCAGTCAGTAATTTGGAGAAGGTCGGAAGTTTTTGCGAGATTGATTCAACTATTCCGCCCGTTGATGACCCTTCAAGAATCAAAGATCAAAAGGAATTGATGGGTGGTTTGATTCTGCAAGTTGTCAGAAATCCGAAAACAGTCATCATCAATAAAGTGATGAAAGACAATATTGTTTCTATCGTTGACGATATTGGCACTGCACGAGCATTAACGCCAGAGCCTTTCGTGCAAAGACTGTGATCTTTGCGAAAAGATTCACTGCACACCGAGCATTGGCTCAAGAGAAGTCAAATTTATGATTGTTGGAGATTGTCCTTCTTGGGAAGAAGAGGGTAAAGGAAAGTTTATGACTGGGAAAGTCGGCGGGATTGTTCAGAAAGCCCTTATGTCTGCTGGACTTTCGGTTAAAAACGGCTATTACACAGCGCTAGTTAAAGCGAAGAAAGAAGGAAAGTTTCTGACTGGTGAGCAAGTTGCTAAGTGCTCAAAGTTTCTTGAAAAAGAAATTCAGGTTATCAATCCCGCAGTGGTGGTCGCTCTTGGCTCAACGACAATCAGAAAGTTCTTTCCAGATTTGAAAGCGTCTGAAGCAGATGGTCAAGCGATTTACGACCCTGCAAAGAATATGACAATCGTCTGCGGTATCAATCCTGCTCAAGTTCTTTTCGATGAAGAAAAGATGAACAATCTTATTTCCACCTTCAATAAAGTCAAAGAAGTGGTATTATAATAAGTAATTAACTACTTAATTAGTGAGGTAATAAATGGCGCTAAAATACGACCCAGACATGACTAAGTTCGCTAGCGAAATTCAAGTGAATGAAGTCAATCTTGATGAATGTGCTTTAAACCAAGCATCTCTTCTTTCCTATTATCTAAGTCAAAAAGTTTCGGCCGAAACACAGTTGAACTTGGTCAAGGTTAAATTTGATCGGTTCTACGCTGAACGCTATGCGCAAGTTGAAGCGGAACTGGAAGTTAAGGAAAAACGAGTCACCGACAAAGCAATTGAATCAAAAATCAAACTCGGTGATGACTACCTTCAACAGTATGTCAATTTGGTCGAAGCTCAAAGAATCAGAGATCAACTTCAAGCCTGTTGTACTGCGTTAGTTGATCGAAAGAAAATCATTCAACAACTCTTAGACGCCCGTCTTGTGCAGGCAGGAGGTTCTGTAGCCTTAAATTCCCGTAAATCTTTTTGATCAATTAGTAACTAGTTAACTACTTAACAAATTAACTTAAGAAATTAAATCATGGACTTAAGCAAACTTCAAAACATTCTTAACAAGAAAAAAGCCGAACGTGCTCGCAACGACATCAAAGTAATGACTCCGAAAAAGGGCACATCCCGTTTCGTTCTTTTGCCCGGATGGAATCCCGCTGATCGTGAAACCTTCTGGCATGACTACGGTGAACACTGGTGTAAAGACCTCGGCAAAGCAAATGCAAAAGGTCAGCCTCAAATTGTCGCAAAAGTCATCTGCAACAACAAGACCTTCGGCACACCGTGCCCTATCTGCGAAGCTCTTAGCGAAGCCGTCAGCAACTGCGTGAATGACGAGCAGAAGAAAGCTATTGTCAGCAACTTCGGTTCTGTACAGCGTTATCTCGTTAACGTCTTGGCGCTTGATTCTGAAACTCCGAACGAACCGCAGATTTTGATGATCGGTGGTCGTGCTTTCGATCAGCTCGTTGAGCAGGTCGGAAAATGGAGCAAACAGCTCTTTGATGAAGTTAACCCGCAAGTTTTCTCCATCACTCGTACTGGCGAAGGTTTCGATACAACTTACGTTGTTTCTATCAATCCTGAAACCTATCCGATGCCTGCTGGGGTTAAAGAGAAAATTCACGACTTAGACGCTTATTGTCATTCGACAACACCTGCTGAAGTCGGCAAAGGTCTTCAAACATTTGCTCGTTTGGGCGTTAATGTTAGCGCTATCGCTTCGAGCTATGTACCTGAATCACATCAGATCGCAACTCAGCCGAAACCCGTTGCAGAGAACGCTCAGACGGTTGTTTCTCAGCCCGTTGTAAAGCCGATTGCTCCGACTCAGGAAGTCAAGCCTGCCCCTGTACAGCCCGTTGCAGAGCCGAAAATGCCGAGCATTGCTGACGACCTAGATTCGATGTTGGCAAGTCTTAATGCGCCCAAAACAATCGACCCAGCCGATCTTCCGTAACTGAAGAAATGAAAGAGGGGGCGTTTGCCCCCTTTCTTGACTATGCGAAACCTCGTACTCATTGACAAAAACAATCTTGGCAGACGAAGCAGCGCTCAGTCTGTTCTAAAGACAAGCTCAGGTTTTCAGACTCAGGCGGTCTTCGGCTTTATTCGTACTCTGATCTCTCTCAAGAAAGAATATCGAGACCGAGACTTCATTGTCTTAGATGATGGAAGGGCAGACTTCAGGTTCGATCTATATCCCGCTTACAAGGGCAATAGAAAGCCTCTGACGCCCGCTAAACAAGCCGAATTAAACGCTTATACAGCTCAGAAGCCGTTTATTGATCAAGCGGTGTATCTGCTCGGTATCGCTCGTTTATGTGCATCAAATTACGAAGCCGATGACCTTGCTGGATTGCTTTGTTCTAAGAGAGGAAATCGAGAAGTCACGTTAGTGAGCGGAGATAAAGACTGGTTACTGCTGATTGATAAGGGTGTTGAATGGTTCGACCCGAAGACAAAAGTTCATATCAACCATCTTAATTTTCAAGGGAAAACAGGAGTCTTCACGCCCGAGCAGTTTTTGTTCAAAAAATGTTTGATGGGTGATACAAGCGACAACATCAACGGCGTTGGCGGTATCGGTGAAGAACGAGCAACTGATATGGCTCTGCATTATTCAAATTTCAATAATTTTCTTTTGAATAATCCCCGCAACCGTTACGAACAAGCACTTTTTGACTCAAAGGAGAAACAAGAGACCTTCAAGAGAAATTTGCTCCTTATGAACATAAGGAACCCGCAAATTGACACTTCTAAAACCTATATGTCGAAAGGCAAGTTTGAAGGAGATGCGTTTTACAAGTTATGTGAAAACCTCGAATTCAATTCGTTTCTTGCCCACTTTGACATCTTCGAGACATTGTTCTCTAGAGGAAATTAAATTGAATAAAGAAGACGCAATTGCATTATTGGACAAAAAGATTGGTCCAAATTCCGAGATCATCGGTTACGACAAGTTCATTAACACGAGCTATGAACCGCTAAATAAAGTCATCAGCGGTAAGTATGACGGCGGTCTGCCTTACGGTCGTATTGTTGAAATTGTAGGCGAGAGCGCGAGTGGCAAAACGTTGCTTGCAACCAAGATGATGATTGAAACGCAAGCTCTTGGCGGTGTTGCGATTTTCATTGATTGGGAGCGTGCTTTCAGTATCGACTTAGCAAGAAACTTAGGTCTTAACACCGAACGTCCTTACTTCTTCTACTTCACACCTGAAACATGGGAAGACGGCAATAAGATTGCAATTCAAGTGTGCGAAACACTCAGAGACAATGCGATTATCGACGCAGATGCTCCGATAATGGCGGTCTTTGATTCGATTGCTAGTGCGGTTCCTGCTTCTTCAGCCGCCAAAGACATTGATGCGTACAACATGAACGACACAACGGCGTTGGCTCGTGTTGCTTCTACCACGCTCAAGGTTATGGCTCAGAAAGCATGGAAAACGAACGCAACTTTCGTCTATCTCAATCAGGTCAGAACTGTTCCAGGAGCTTACGTCCCGACGACAAGCACGCCTGGCGGTAAAGCAATGGAATACTTCAGCTCTGTTCGTCTCTTTTTGAACAAGAAAAAGATTGTCGATAAAGACAAGAAGTATCTCGGTCAGAAAATCACGATAGAAGCACGCAAAAACAAGATTACAAAGCCTTTCGGAGTGTGCTCAGTGGATATGTATTACAACGCTGAGAACGTTCCTCAATTCGATTATGTAAGCTCTCTAATAGACCTGTTAGTCGAGACGAAAAAGCTCGAAGTATCAGGCGCTTACATTCAATATGGTGATAAAAAATACTACAAGAGTCAGCTTGTTAAAAAGATCACCGATGAATGTGCTTACGACGAACTTAGCAATCTTTTAAAGGCGTAACAATGATTTCTGTCGAACAGATATTAGAAAAATCTAAATCTCTGTACGACTTTCATTTCGGACAGCGCCCGTACGGTTGTTACGGCGCTCTCTGTCCGACTTACTCATTGTCCGATCTAACGTTGGAGTTCACCGTTGAGACGGCACTGAGTAAAACGGATTTATGGAAGTACGATCTGGAGAATCTAACATGGAAGCCTTCTGGTGGAAGAATTCTTGTTTTTAATAAAGATGATGTTGTTGATTCATCGGTTACCAAGCCAAAGAGTGTCGCTGATTACTTTTTCAATAGAGAAAAATTTAAAGAGCTTGGAGTAAAGCTCAAAATCCCCAACGGACGTGTTTTTGTTGACTTTAATTGTTTTAATGACGTCCAATTTTCTCCCGTTATGAGACTGTTGTGGTTTCTTGGGAAAACTAAAGAGGAGGTCGATAACAAATTCGCCCGTGGGCTACCGTGGGAGTTCTATCTTTTTTACTTTGCTCTCACACGCTCAAATAGAGACTTAGAAGTCTTAAAAAAGGCAGATTGGAGACCGTGGAACGATGACAAAATAGACATCGACTATCCGACGTTTTCAAACTTTAAAAAGTTCTATTACGACCTCTACAGAAGACTCAGCAAAACTAAAAAAGATAGAGACAACAAGTTGTTTTCTGAGCATCTTTGGTGCATTTACAGAGGTATGAGGGGCGACCTCCCTGATGGCATTCCCTTGGGTGGGAAAAGGTTAAGAATCGGCGATGCTATGAGCGTTCAAGAGGCTTGCGAATATCTCTATAACATCTATTGCAAGAGCGGTTTAACCGATACAGAAGCAACGACTATCAGAAGAGAAAAGGGTATTGCTATTCATCCATTATGGGGGACTTGGTGATGAAAATCTGCATCATTAGCGACACACATTTGCACAACTGGACACAGTTTTCAACCATCAATGAAAAGGGCGCAAATTCTCGTCTTGAAATCATTCTCAATGAAATGAGACGGGTGACAAAACAGGCTAAAACATTCGGTTGTGACACTTTGATTCATTGCGGTGATCTTTTTCATGTGAAAGGAAAGATTGACACGAGCGTCTTAGTTCCTTCTATTGAATGTTTAAAGGAAATCAGAGATCAATTCGATCAAGCATTTTTTGTCACAGGTAATCATGACCTCGCATTCGCAAATGGCGAACAGTATGGTAATTCGATGTTCATCAGTCAATGTAATGCAGATGTCATTACAGAGACTTATTCTCAACATCAGCTCGGCTTTATCCCGTGGCAAAGGAACATTGAATGGTGGAAGAGAGAATTTGAACAGTTAATCAAAGACCCGAAAGTTAAATATGTCTTTACTCACGCTCCGATAGACGGAGTAATCAAAGGTCTGCCCGCTGGCGGTATCACTCAAGATTACATTGAATCAACGGGCTTTAAGGGCAAAATCTTCGCTGGTCATTATCACAATCACAAAGTGGTCAGCGAGCAACTGATTTCTGTAGGAGCGTTATGTCAGCACACTTGGTCGGATGTTGATTCTTTATCAGGAAACATCCTTCTTGATACCGCTACAGACCGTTGGGCTTGGTTAGAAAGCAATACCCCGAAGTTCGTCGATCTCGATCAAACTGCTAAAGATTACTCAGCAGAAGAATACGCTGAAATCTGCGCAGGTAACTATGTGAGATTGACCACAGATGAAGACCTGAAAACAGCCAAAGAAATTCACGACGAGCTAATCAAAACTCTCGGAGCTAAAAACGCTTTAGTCAATCTCAAAGCGAAGACTGCTGAGGTTAAACGAGAAACCACGGTAAAAGACCTTGAGCATAACCCTTTAAGCACCTCTTTAATGAGCTATTTGGACGAAAAACTCAAAGATTCTTCGACCGAATTTAAAGAAAAAGTTAAGAAAGAAGCGTTCGAAATCTATAACCAAATCGAGGGCTAACCATGTACTTTGGCAAATTATCAATTAAAAACTTCCTCGTTATCGGAGAAGCTGAGGTCGATCTTCATAATTGTGGTCTAACTCTCATAGAAGGAAGAAACGAAGACGACGAAAGTGCAAACAGCAACGGCGCAGGTAAGTCCAGTCTTGTCGATGCGCTTTGTTGGTGCTTGTACGGTGTAACGGGCCGAGGTGTCTCTGGCGATGCCGTTATCAATAAGAAAGCAAAGAAGGAATGTGTTGTCGGAGTAGAAGTTTGGACAGAAAGTTTGAACTGTTATTACATTGAAAGAGGGCGAAAGAGTAAACGGTTAGGAAACAACCTAATTGTTCAGCACGTCATTGTTGACGGAAATGATGTCGGGTCAGGTTGTGAATTGACCAAGACAACGGTGGCGGATACTCAAGTTCTTGTTAATGATCTGCTCGGTTGTTCTTATGAAATCTTTACTTCGTCCATTTATGCAGTGCAGGAAAAGATGCCCGATCTTCCCGCACTGACTGATAAGAATTTGAAGACTTTAATTGAAGAAGCCGCTGGCATTGACAAACTTCAGAGAGCAAGTGAAATCGCTCATACGAAGCATCAGGATTGTGTACGTTTGACCACTGAGACGCAGGGAAAGATAGAAAATCTGACTTCTGAACTAAGCAACAACAAAAAACTTTTAGACGATGTTGTTTACGAAAGAGAAACTCATATTAGAAATGCCACTATAGAAAGAGCACAACAACTGAGGTACAAAGACTTACTTGAATCGGAATTGAAGAAAGCATCTGCGTTGCCTGTCGAAGCTGTAAAAGCAATTGAGAAAAAGAAGGCTGAAATTCAAGCAAAGATCGACGAATACTCCTTTATTGAAGCAAAGGGTGCCGAAAAGCAAAGATTGGCTATGTCTGCACAAAGTCATTGTGTAATGACAAAAAAGGAGATTGAAAAAGAAAAAGAGAAAATCGCTGACCTCAATAAAGAGATAAACAATTTGGAAGCAAAGATCGGCACGCACTGTAGCGAATGCGGAAAAGTCTATCAAGCCGAAGACTTAGAAACTGCTAAAAAGGCGATTGAAACGCAGATTGCGAACAAGACAAAAGAAGTTTTAAAGCAGATTGAAGACTTTAAGAATCAAGTCGCAGAAGCGAAGGTTCTGGCGAAAGACGCCGAAGACTTTAAAAAAAGTATGCCTAACGCTACTGAGCTGATGTCGGCGATGAACGAACTAAATGAACGTCTTAAGAAAAATCAAGACGTTCAATTCCAGATTGATACTCAAAAGCGTGAACTTCAAAATTTGAAAAAAACGATTGAGGCTACTGAAGAAGTAACAGTTAAGGGCGAAACCCCGTATAACAAAACAATCAAAACGCTTGAAGAGAGTATTGCGAAGCTCGAAAAAGACAAGAAAGAACGAGAAAGTGAGCACGAAAAATATGCGGAACAGCAGAAAATCGCTGAAGCAGTGGACGAGCTTTATTCACGCAAAGGTATTCGTGCGCACATTCTCGATACCGTAACGCCATTTTTGAACGAAAGAACGGCTTTCTATCTCAACACACTTTCAGACGGCGAAATTACTGCAACTTGGCAGACTTTGACTAAGACCGCTAAGGGAGACTTCAAAGAGAAGTTTTCTATTGATGTGCAAAGCGTCAAGGGCGCAAATTGCTTCGCTGGACTCAGTGGCGGAGAAAAGAGAAAAGTTCGTGTTGCAACTTCTATGGCATTGCAAGACCTCGTTGCTTCGAGAGCTAAAAAGCCGATTGACTTATATATTGCGGACGAAGTCGATCACGCCCTTGATGCCAGTGGTTTAGAGCGCATGATGTCAATATTAGAAGAGAAAGCAAAGCAATTCGGTACAGCTTTAGTTATCTCTCATAACTCGTTGCGTGATTGGATTGACAACTCAATCGTTGTCACGAAACGAGACGGTATCAGCACTGTTAGCAGAGAAGAATAATGGCAGAAGAAATCAACGAAAGCATTCTGTTTCCCATTGAAGAAAACGAGAATGTCAGTAAAGTACAGACAATTGATGTTCTTCAAGCAAGCGCAAAAAAATGGAAGAACTATTTTATGGCTGTATTCAATCAGTACAGAACGGAAAACGAAAGCGAAGTTAGACTAAGTTTTCAGAGTCCTTTTTCTCATTCGCCAGTTCTTCTTAGTGAAGATTTAGAAAAGAAAAGAAACCTTCTTGTGGGCGAAGAACTAGAGGTTAAACGCTTTAATTGCGGAGTTTTAAGAAACACACCAGCAAGCGAGAAACTTGTTTTTAGAATTCAGGTTTTCGGTTCTATCACGGGCATTACAACCGATGTTATCGACCAACTTGAGTTATGGCAGTTTACTTACGATCTTGTTGTAGATTTAAAAAACTTTAAGGCAATTAAACGAGCGGACGTTTATTACGACAAAAACAACGAAATCCTCTTTGAGTGCAAAGACAGCTCTTTTCTAAAAGCTAATACAAAGTTGATTCAAGCTGTATTGAGATCACTGAAATACAAAGGGCCAAAGATTTCCGAAAGAGAATTGATAGACAACTTCACAACGTGCTTCATTCTCCCAATCATCAGAAACGCTCTGCTGGAAGTTTTTAGACCACAAAAAGAAGAAACAAAGCCTGAAAACGAACTTTCTTATCACGTAAATTACGGAACTTGGTAATGAAAAAAATAAAAATTATAGGTATTGACCCCTCCCTGAGAAACTTTGGTATTGCTATCGGTACGATTGATGCTGAGAACAACGATTTTGACGTACACGACCTCAAATTGGTCTCTACAGAGAGTTCTAATGAGAAAAGAGTACGTAAGAACAGTCAAGATTTAGAACGCGCTAGAGCGCTATTTAAGGGCGTTTGTGAGGTGATTAAGAAAGAGTCTCCGACTTACGCATTCGTTGAAGTACCGCACGGGTCTCAGAGTGCCAGAGCAATGGCTAGTTATGGTATCTGCATTGGGCTTCTTGCAAGTTTGCCGATACCGATCATTCAGGTAACGGCTCAAGAAAATAAAGTCAAAGCGGTCAATCACAAAACCGCAAGTAAAGAAGAGATGATTCTGTGGGCTTCTGGAAAATTCCCAAACGTACCTTGGATTAAGCGAAAACTTAAGGGAAACGAAGTCATGGTTGAGAAAAACGAACACTTAGCAGACGCTATCGGAGCCATAAATGCTGGGCTTCAAACAGACGAATGGCACAATATAGTGAGTTTGTTAAAGACTATCTAAGGAATTTCATTTATACATATCGTAAGTAGTTAACTACTTACGATATAATTCTTTTAGTGAATTCGGAGATTCATAAATGAAATTTAAAAACATTAAGAAGATCATCAAGCGACCTTCTTTGTGGTTCCCTGACGGAAAATACAACAAGAAAGTTGATGATCTTGTAAAAGACATGATTCGGAACCGAGACAAGATTTTACTTCTTGATTGCTCTAAGTACGGTATCTGGCTTATCTATAACCACAAAGTCTATTGGTTCCGAGGTTTTTACTGGGTTACCGACTGCGATGTCGGCAGTGCAAAACTTCCAGAATCCACCACATGTTACTTCGGAAACTTTCTGAATATAAAACTACAGAAACAAGCACGCAATCAACTGTATAGAGACTTACGTCCGAGCCGTCTCACGATGCTGAAGTTCATGAAGAAAATCTATGAGCCAGCTCAAAAAGTTTTGCGTTGCTGTGGTTTTCGTTCAGTTTGCAAAGACGAAGAATTTTACGAAGACGGCGTGAATAAAAGCACTGCTCCGACCTCTGTAATTTTCAATCTTTCTTACTGCATGGCAAAACTAGAAGCCGAAGACGGCAAGATTTATCACTACCTCGACAACGAGAAAACGGAGTTGAAATGACGATCTATAAAGAAATGGAATATCAATCTCGTCTTTATGAAGCCGAGAAGTTAGCAGAAGGGGAGGTGGGCGAATACAAATGGATGGTGCTGTCTCTCGGTTCTCACCCATGCGGTTATGTTTCTGCCCCTCAAAATCACCCGTTCTACGGCAAAGATTATTTTGAAATCGATAATCGTATTGAAGCGCATGGCGGGCTGACTTTCAGCGGGAAGTTGAGAAACATTGAAGGTCGTTGGTTTGGCTGGGATTACGCACACGCTGGAGACTTCACTTTCCCCTTTGTCATGACGGGAGACAAACTCTGGACAACGCAAAAAATTGTCAATGAATGTCTGAACGTAATTAAGCAATTTCAAAAATATGAAAAAGCAGAAGTTCAGCCAAATTTCAAGCTAACACATCAAGGAAAAATTCCCTTTGATCAATTTAAGTTAGGACAGGAGTTTTTAGCAATCAAAAACAAAAACGAAGATCACCGTCATCTTCTAGTCATTGAAGAGGGGCTTTATGACTCTCTTTCTCGGGATTTAGTCAACAACGTTGAATGGTATGCGTGGGAACCAATAAACGTTGTGGCGGAAATAAAGAAGGAGAAGAAATGAAAACCTTCTTTGACTTTCTCTATCACCTTGTCGGACTAATGGCGGGCGCTGGTGGTCTCATGGCTTTTGTCGTCGGGTTAATTGTCACTTGGGACAAAAACCATTACTTAGCTCTTTCCATTTTCTTAGTAGCCGTCATCTCGGCATTGGTTGTCACTATTTATTTTCAAAAACCATGAAACAATATCTTGATTTAATGCAACAAATTCTCGATAAAGGAAATCATCGAGAAGACAGAACGGGCGTTGGCACAAGAGCAATCTTCGGCGCTCAAATGAGATTCGATCTCAAAGAATCTTTCCCGCTTCTGACCACAAAGAAACTTCATTTGAAATCCATCATCCACGAGCTGATTTGGTTCTTGAGCGGAGATACGAATACTAAATATCTTGAAGATAACGGCGTCACAATTTGGCGTGAGTGGCAAGATATAAACGGCGATTTAGGCCCGATCTACGGTAAACAATGGAGAGCATTTTCTGCTGTCGGAACATCAGCAAGAGTTGAAGTGTTTTGTGATGCTGAAGATTACGATGACGAAGAAGACCACTATTTTGCGGCCGTTGGAACAATCGAGGACGATGGAGACACAGATAGCGTAGATCAAATTGAAAATGTTCTTTGGTCTCTCAAGGAGTTTCCATTCTCAAGAAGACATATTGTTTGCGCATGGAACCCATTAGTAATCGACCAAATGGCACTACCTCCCTGTCACTTTGCGTATCAGTTCTTCGTAAGAGAAGAGAACGGCAAGAAGTATCTGTCTTGTCAGCTTTATCAGAGAAGTTGTGACTTCTTCTTAGGTGTGCCGTTCAACATCGCAAGCTATTCCTTACTGACGCACATTTTTGCTGATTGTTTGGGTTACATCCCTGACGAATTTGTTTGGACGGGCGGTGATGTTCATCTCTATGACAATCACATTGAACAGGCAAAACTTCAGCTTTCGCGCACTCCATTACCCCCGAGCGCACAATTACATATAAGAAATCATCACGAATTCCCTTGGGAATACAAGTTCGATGATTTTGAGATTACGGGCTATGAATCATACCCCGCGATTAAAGCACCAATTGCAGTTTAGAGATTGTGAAAAAGGAGAGAACGAATGAATCTCGACAAACTTAAAGAAGCCGAAGTAGTCGAGGGTCAAAAGCTAGGTCACCCTGATGACACTTATGGCGGCAAAGGGCTCTATGGTTCCGAAATAAAAGTGAGCATTGAAGGCGAAGGGTTTGAAGTCTCTTTTCTTGCCGCAGACGCAGTATATCTCGATAGAGCCGCCAGGGTTGTAGAGGCGCTCATGTGTTCGGAGAATGGAAGAGCGAGAGTGAAAGAGAATGGTTCCAAAATGCGATGGTAAGTAATAGGTAAGCAGTGTGTCATTACCAAAGAAATAACTAAGCAGACAAACTCATTAAAGAAGAGAAAATTTATGGCAATGATTAGTCAACATTTGGTCGCGTTTTTGGAAGAGGTCTCTTGGTCTCACGAAGCCGAAAACATCTCGTTCAGAATAGATAAAAGCTACAGCGGACGATTCATGTATGGCGAAACGTGCTTGGGCTTTTGTCTTGAGCGAAACGCCGACTGGCTCGACATCTTCGATATGTTCGAGAACGTTAATCCTTACCTGTTTGAAACAGTAAAGAGAGAACTCAGAGAACTCAAAGAGTGTGCCCGCACTGACTCAATGGGCTTAGACAAGATTCTCTACTTTCCTGGACATCAATATCCGAAAACTTTTACCGATAAAGAGGCTTAATTATGGCAGTAAGCAAAATTGCAGAAGCAACATCAACAAACGCAACATTGGTTGCAAAAGCACAAATTGGCAGTTCGACCGTGAAGTTCAAAGCGATTGATAAGCGGGACGAAAGCGAAATCGAACTCGAACTGACGGTCAGAGATTTTAAAGACTTTATCGCTCAGTTGATGGCAATGAAACCGTTCATTCGTGAAAATGTCATCGAAGCTGAATGAGATTCGTAAGACTCTGAAAATCCCAATCAAAAAGAAGATTAGACAAGATTGTCATAAGGAGTTTGACAAACTTTGGAAGTACGGGGGAATGACAAGAAAACAGGCTTACGCTTGGCTCGCAAGAGAACTCGGCATTGAGTTTGAAGATTGTCATTTCTCCACCTTGTCTTTAGCAGAGCTTCAGAAAGCTAAGTTAATCATTCTGAAAAAACGCAAAGAATGGAAAGATAGAGGTAAGAGGTCTTTGACCCGCAGGCGACGGGCTAGTCTTTGCGGTTTTGGCAATACAGAAGATTGGGCTTCGGAGTTTTATGAAGAACAATAGGAAGTCGGTTCGCTGGGTTTAATTCTGCTGGACTCATTTAAAGAAATTTCGCCAAAAATGAGTCCATTACAATGTCTTGGAAATCAATCAGACCAAGAGGAATTGTAATGAGAGTGCAGATTGTTGGCCCGCAAATTTGTTCTGAAAAAGAAGCATTCGCAGAAGAATTAGCTAAAAAACTCAACTGCAAGTACGTACACATCGAGGTTGATAAGTTGATCGACAAGAAGAAGTTTTCCAAGATGACAGATAACGGAGAGGCTTTTCTGAACTTTCACGAGCTGATGTTTAAGCGACTGAAGAAAATGATCGGAAATCTTCCCGATAACGTCGTGATCGACTTTTCCCCGATTGATATATACGTCACTATTTTGGCAAATTGTTCATTCATCGTTCGCCCCGACGGGCTGACAGACGAGCAATTAGAAGCCCTGAACAAGCGTTTATTCGTTTTTGATGGGAATGTTGCTGAGTTGTCGCGGAGTTTCACTTGGTCGATTCATTTGCCCGCTAGAAAGAGTTTTGAAGCGTTTGACGGCACTTTAGAACAATGCGCATTGATGACCAACGGCTATATTGCAAAAACAGGTTTGAAAGCGTTAGCGGTCTCAAGAGACAGAACGCCAGACCCGATACCTTGCGTTGAGCCTGTCGTTGAAGAGATGGAAAAACTCGAATTACAACAAGCAGAAAGCGAACTATCCAGACTTCGCAATGAGAAGATAACTTTTATCAATTAACACGATCTCGTTACGGTCTTTGCCAACCGCAATAGGTGTGACGAGATTTATCCTTAGAGCGCACATATGAAAAATATTGTTGGATTAGACCTTGAAACTACAGGTATTGGCGAAGACCACAAGATCATCGAGTATTGTGGATTGGTATTAAACGATAAATTGTTGGAAGACGAGTCAAAAAGTATCCTACAGCGATTTAATCCACAGAGAGCCATAGACCCGAAAGCACAAGCCGTCCATCACATTTCGTTGGCCGACTTAATGAGCGAGCCAATTTTTGAAACGAAAGCAGAAGCGATTCACGAGCAATTGAAAAACGCCACACTTATCGTGATTCATAACGCCGCCTTTGATACTTCTTTTCTGAACCGAGAATTTAAGCGTCTCGGTATGAGTGAAATTACAACTCCGACCCTTTGCACTATGAGGTCAACCCGCTGGGCGACATTTGATGGAAAAGTACCGAGATTAAAGGAATTATGCTTTGCGCTTGATGTCATATACAGCGAAACAGAAGCTCACTCGGCTCGGTATGACGTTGAAGTAATGTTGGCGTGTTTCTGCAAAATGCTAAGAAGTGGAAATATCGACAAAAACTACATCTTTCCATTCAACCAAATAAGCGAAGAGCTGTACTTGAAAGCTGATGGAATGTCTTTGATTTAAAAGAACATTCCATTATTCACCCCTGTAAACTGCAAGTGTGAATCGCATGAAAGCGGTTTTCAACAGCAAACAAGGAGTTTAGAGTGAGAATAGATAAACCGTATTTTGAACAGGCTTTGGTCAATTGGGCTTTGAGAGGGAATAGAACAAAAACGTTCAGAATGACTGAATTAAAAAACGTGAGTTTTATTTGCACTAAAAACAAAAACGTTGCCAGATGCAATGCCTACTATATTTTCAACCATAAAGGCAGGGGCAACGCTATTCGCATTGGAGATTTCTACAGCGAAGTAGTTGAACAAAAGACCGAAAGTAACCCCGTAAAGTTCAAATTTAATCACCCCGTGTCCGTCAACGAAATTGTAGAAAACTTAAGAAGGGTTAATCTGCTCGGAAAAGATAAACATTCGATATTGTCAGCATTAAAAGTAGCTCTTCCTCAGAAGACGTTAAAAGAGATGTTGGACTTCAGAGAATCTACAACAATTCTTTCTTCAGCTACAAAATCTTCAAAGCATTCAACAATTAAAAAGGTTGTAGCGGGGGCGTCTAACGATACGACAAAGTTGGTCGCTCCCATTGACCCGATTAAGGAAGTTAAGCTCAAAAACTTGGAACAAGAACTTGAGCTGATTGACCTCAAAATCCGTAAGTGCGAGATTTTAAAAGAAATTTCAGCTCTTAAGAATGGCTAACTAACTACTTAATTCTATGTGGGCGCAACCCGCCTACATAGAGTAGAATACAATAATACTTAAGTAAGTAACTACTTAAGAAGGTAACAAAATGAATGGTCTTTCAATAGTCGAATGCAAAGTCTACGGTGTTGAAAAGTTGGTTGAGGTCGGTAAAGAGTCTAATGACCCGCTAACACGTTATCTCGCTGAACGGTGCGAAATTTCAACTGAACAAGAAGATGCTTTTTGTAAAGCACTTTCAGAACTTGACGAACTCAAACTCGTGATTCGTTCACTGACTAAGAGACACACTGACAACGTTAAAGAGGTTGCAAAAGCTCGGCTCATTAAAGACCGAAAAGAGATAGCAGAAAACGCAGAAGACGAATTCAACGAAACAATCAACTATGCGCTTGAAAAGCTTAATTCCGCTTACAACATCATTGAAAACTATTTGATCGAAAAACAGCAGTAGGGGATATTTATGAACTTCATCATTAGCAATCGAGAAACGATTTTCGGTCGTTCTCCAAAATTCAGCGCTCTGATCGAATACGAGGGCAGAGAATTTAAAGTTTCGGTCACAAAAAAGACAATTACGGTCAAAAACAAACTTAATGTTCAACTGTTCACCGAGCCAAATCGCTACACCATCGATGAGCAGGGAGCTATGAGGGGGTTAAGAGACTACATCGTAACTCACAACATTTAAGAAACAACGGCATAGGTTCAACCTATGCCGTTTAATCGTACTCAAAAACTTTGGAATAAAAATGACTCGTTTACCGCCAGCTTATATCTTTGACATTGACGGCGTTTTGGCCGATTGCTCTCACCGTCTGCACTTTATCCAACAATATCCCAAAGACTGGGATGGATTTTATTCTGCTTCGGCTAGTGATGTTCCAATTAAAGCAAATGTCGAGTTACTTCATCGACTTTACAAAGACTATCAAGTGGCAATCATTTTCGTTACTGGACGAACGGAAAAATACCGAACCCTTACTAGTGATTGGCTTAGAAAAGAAGTTTTAAAAACGCAACCCGTGATTGATTGTTCAACCATGATGGGTTGTGATTTAGCTATTGAGTTGCAAGAAGAGGAAATCAAAAAGACGTTGGAACAGCGTTTGTTCATGCGTAAAGACGGTGATCATCGTCCTGACTATGCGATCAAGAAGGAAATCTATGAGAACGAGATCAAATGTCAATATGAAATTTTGGGAATTTTTGAAGACCGCACGCAGGTCGTTAAGATGTGGCGGTCACTTGGATTGACCTGCTATCAGGTCTGCGAAGGAAATTATTAGAAGAATGAAAACAGAAATAGAACACAAAGAAGCAATTGCGAAAATTGCCAACGCTCATACCGAAGAAGAACAACTCAGACAGATGGAAGAAGAAGCCGTTGAATGTGCCTTGGCGATCATCAAAATGCGTCGTCACGGTCACAATCCAATCACAAGAAAGGATTTAGTCACCGAGCTTGCAGACTGTCTGATAATGATCGAACAACTTGTTTGGCGTTTCGGTTATCAAGATGAAGTTGCCATAGAGATGGTCAATAAGATCAATCGGGAACTAACACGAACAGGTCAGGCAGAATTCTTCACAACAGAGGTTTTCATCTAAAAATCAGCCCCGAACTTTCGGGGCTTTTTCATGCTTGGAATGAAGATAAGGTGAGTCTCCCCGCCAATATTCACACCTCTACAATAAGCATATAGAAATTCTTTTGTAATCAAAGAGGTAACACATGAACGAGAAACAAATAGCTGAAGATTTAGATGAACTTATGAGCACATTGAACGCTGAAGATGTCATCGTCATTGACGAACCTGTCGGCATCCCCGAAGTCGTTACCAAAGACTTCGTTGAACAAAAGCTCATCGCTTTAGACAAGGTTGAAAAAGTCGAAAAGCAAGAAAAGACCGCAAAACCCGCTAAAGTGAAAAAAGTTGCAAAAGCTCCGAAAGAAAAGAAAGTCTCCGAACCCCGCGTTACTTACAAAGACGGTTATGGGAAGATGTTGGAACAGCGTATCAAGAATTCAAAAGATGTTCTTGCGCTTACCAAAGACATCGATGAAGAAGAACAGGTGAAAGAAGTGCGTGAGCTTGAAAAGCTCTTAGACGACAAGACGGTCTTCTCTCAGAAAAAAGTTTGCGAAAAGGTTATTCAGCTTTACACATTCCTGACGGGCGGTTGCAGTCTTAACACGGTACTTAAAATTGCTTTTGACACTTTCAAGCAAGACGGTTTTCTTGACGGTGGTAAAAAAGGGAACCTCTATCAAGCACTGCTGAAGAAACCCTACAGTCCTGGAACTGCAAACGCTCAGTCGGCTCAAGTCATGAATATGCTACCTAAGCTCGGTATCGCTGTTAAGGTCGGTCATCGTTTAACTCCTGACCCTGAATCAAACCTGCTCCCGCTGATCTATCAGAAGATGGGAATTTAAAGAAACGAAAAGCCCCGCAAAAGCGGGGCTAAATTTTTACTCTATTGTCAATAAGTTCGGCTTGTAATCTAAGCTCTCTTGACCGTAATATCCAAACGAATTTTCAATCAGCTTAACTCCGCCAATCTCAAGCTCGGCTTTGACATGGGTATGACCGAACACCCACGCTTTGATATTTGACCGAGAAAGAAACATTCTTGTAAGGTCGGTACAGAAAGCACTTTGAAGTGGGCTATCGCTGTACATTGGCGTTGTAGCAAAAGTCGGAGCATGATGAGTTAGAACAACAACTTTCTCATCTTTGTGTAACTCTAACTGTCTATCAAGCTCAAGTAATTCTTTTGTGAATCTATCTCGGTAGTCTTTTGGTGTTAAGTCGTAAATCAGTCGAAAGTCATTGAGCCGACGGGAAATTATCAACTCATTCGTTGGGTCAAGCTCAGACCATAGTGTTCCGCCAATCACCGTAACGTCTTCAAGACAAATTGAGCTTAAAACATTGCTAAGACTTAAGAAAAAGACATTCGGGAAATAATATCGTTCTCGATACAAAGCCACGGGTGACGGAATTTCATCTAGGCCGAAATAATAATAGTCGTGATTTCCTAAGACACAAATGACGTTTTGGTATTTATGTCTGACTAAGTTGAAGAAGTAGTCTGTATAGATTAAGGCGTGTTCGCTGTACCAGTTGCCAATATCTCCCGCTACTAAAAGATTGGGAGCGGTTGGCTTGAGAAATACGCTTTCCAAGAATTCTGTACCCGCTTCACCACTTCCTACGAAGTGATCAAAATGCAGGTCGGAGACTACATCAAACTTAGTCATGTTTAATTACCTGTAAGGATATTCGTCGTTATCCGTGTACTTTGCTTGAATCGGCAAAGAGACGTGCTGAGGTTCGTCATTGGCGTCTGAACGCTTCATTGCACGACGTTCAACGACTTCCATAATCGCATAGTTTGCAAGATCAAGCAGAGTATCTTCAATGCTTTCATCTTTAACTTGACGGTCAGACTTGCGATAAAGGGACTTAATGCGCTCAAACTTATCAGACAAACGAATCAAAATTGCTTCGGGAAACTCCGAGCGGGTTTTAGCGAAAGAATCTCCGTAGTCAGTGTTCTTTGCAACGTAAGTCTGATGAAGATTCAGACAGATTTCGTTGTGGATTTTGTATTTATCAATCATTTTTCTTTTTGGTTTGAAGTTGATCTTTGATGTACTCTTCCGCCCACTGAAGGGTGTTCTTGGAAATATTCTGAATGTTCTCGTTGTTGACAATAGCGGGAACGACGATCATGGCGGCTATTGTCTTTTGATTAGGGAGAAAGGTATTGAGAAGAAGAACACAGATAAAAGCGCCGAGAATTTTTGGCATCATCGGATTAAACCAGCGACAAAATTTTTCGTTGGTTTCTTCAGACTCTATAATTGCAGTTCCTATTCGGGCAACCAGTAATCCAAAAACAATCAAAGAGCCGAGAAAACATAAACTTCCCAATACTCTCTTTACTTCATCTATTGTGGCAATGGCGTAAATTGTGGTCGGTGTTAATTCGATCATTTTTCTTTCTTGGGATTAAGTTGTTCTTGAATGAATTGTTCTGCCCACTGAAGAGCGCCCTTGGAGATGTTCTGAATACTTTGGTTAGCAGAGATGGCGGGGACGACGATCATGGCTGCTACAGTGCTCCGACTAGGAAGAAAAGCAACTCCTAAGAACGCGACAAACACTATTGGGCCTATTACTTTATTTGTTTTGTCGGTTACAAGTTTGACTTTGTTATATGTCTTAAGCTCGTAATATGTACTAGAGTCACAGTAGGAGACTGCTTTAATAATGTTCATCAATACTAAAGCGATTCCTCCTAAAAATAAGGTAAGAGCACAGGCGCCGTTAAACGCGTCAAGTTGACCAATGAAGTAAATGAGAAGAGGTGAGAATTCCATTATTATTCTTCCTCGTTTTCTTCGTCTTCGTATATATCGTCAGCAAGAGTGCTGACTTCTTCCATGTAATCCCAAAGGTGTTCAAGAACATCGCCTTCTGAAAGAGCTTCGTCTTCCGAGATTTCGTCGATCTCCTTAAGATCGGATAGGTCTTTTTCCCACCTGTCTGCAAGTTGCTTGAGTTCAGACCAATACCCGTCTATACGTTTCTTGTGATCGCATTGAATTACTTTCACTGTCATACTATTCGTCCTTTGCTTTTTGAATTAGATAAACCAGTTTGTCCGCTATTTGAGGAGTTGACCCGATATCTATGGATGACAATTGGCGTCCTATTGTTGGGAATAACTTACAAACCAAAGAAACATCATTGGCTATTCGCATGATGGTTCTCAAAGCATCTAAGCAGAACTGGGCCTCTTCAATCGTTAGTTCAACTTTCTTCATTCTTATTTCCAATGACCGTGATACCAGCGCTTAAAGGTGCTTCCGCACCATTCCCAAAAAGCTAGTCCAGCGGCAATGGGAAGAGGTGCCCAAATAGCCCATTCCTTAGGTACGAGGTGTGCGATTGTGTAGAGGGATGCCCCTAACAACGTGAAGATAAGAACGACTTTGATGGTAAGGAAAAAGTAATCCCAAAAGACTTTGGTCATGTTCGCTCTGATTTTTTCCATCAGGTCGATTTTCTCTTGGGCTTTATTTTCTTGGCTGACCAGTTCTGCGATTCTTTCGTTGATCTTATCCTCGAAAGCAATCTCTACGTCACTAGACATACGGACACCATCAGGTCTGCTTTCAACTATTCTTTCAAAGTAAGGAAGCAGGGTGTCGCAATAACGTTTGTCGTGAGAACCAACGTCAGGATTACGTGCAATATTATTTAACTTCTGAGCTAGGAATTGACAATCGAAGTAACTGAGTTTCATTTTTTATTTCCTGTGTAAGGTTCTGGTAAAGCTCTGAAAGCTACTGCTTCAGGGTAATAAGAAGGAGTGTTTTCCCACCATTTGTCGCAACCTTCGGGGCCGTAAGTGGCGTGAAACTCTCTGATTGTTAAATCTCCGTACTTGTCCTGTACAAGCCAGTCTCCCTCGCTGGGAGGTGTGACGGAAGGGTAGGGATTCCAACCATTAGGGTTGTAGATCAACTTGAATTCTTCTAATGGAATTTCAAAGATTACGGTTTGATAAGAAGGCTGAACGTATTTTTGAAGACGCACGTAAGTGGAATCTGTTTTCCAGACACGACAAACTTGTTCATCAATCTCTTCATCAGTGAAAAGGGCGCCAACAGTCTTTCTAAGCTCTTCGTTCTTAATCTGCCACATTACTTAATTCTCTCGAAGCATTGAAATTTGAAACCGAACGGTCGGTCTTCAGTCTTAGAATGTTCTTCAACCCAAACGAGCTTCCATTCGTTTTCATCTAAAGCGTCAAATGTCGTATCACCTTCAAAGTCCGCATCAATCTCAGTAATCCATGCACGTTTGACGTAAGGCAGAGCGTGTTTGTAAAGCTCTGCCCCGCCAATAATGAACACCGTTTCATCAGAATTAAGGCGCTCTAAAACATCTTCTAAGGAGGAGCTGACAAAAGCGTTCTTAGCTTTGTAATCAGAATTGCTCGTTAAAACGATGTTGCTTCTTTCAGGCAGAGCTTTCTGACCGATGGACTCCCAAGTATGGCGCCCCATAACGACGTGATGGCCGAGTGTTTTTGCTTTGAAAAACTTCAGGTCTTCAGGCAATCGCCAAGGTAATTTGCCGTCTTTGCCAATCACGCCGTTACGACTGCGTGCAACAATGAGATTAACGAATGGATTGGGCACGATTAGAGACCTTTTGTATCCCAAAAACCGTCCAAATGAGTAGGGTCAATCGGATATTCTCTGAAAGAAAGAACAGCGAGGGTGTTAGAAGGATTCCACTTCTCACCATCCCAATAAATCTGAAAGACTTCGGAGGGATAATCGTTGATCTTGAAATTAGAAACGCAGTAATAACCAGGCCGAGGTGGTTTCACTTTAGAGAAATCGTTCCAAGCTCTTGGGTCGTATTTTTCAACTTCCTCAAGCTCTTTCTTTTCAACCTCAAAACTGACTTCATTAAAGCCGAGACAGTCTTCCTTTCTGAAAACAACGTAAGAAAATTCATCGTCAATCTGCTTTTTGCAGAACGAATCAATTTCGTCTTGAGTAAAGAAAACGAGAATTTTCTTCTCGATTTCGGGATTCTTAATTTGCCACATTAAATAGATTCCTTATAAAAATTGTCGGAGGGTGGGACTCGAACCCACGACACACCCTTATTAAAGGCCGCTCTACCAACTGAGCTACCTCCGACCTTCGTGTTTCCATCAATTAAAGGCGCCGATTGACGGTCACACAGGTACACCAGTGGCCAATCTAACGTACCCTTCACAAACTCGTTCGTCCTACGAATTTGCACACTTCAATGACTCGACGGGTTACGCTTTACTGCCGGACGAGGAAGCTATTGTCGAGGCTTTATATACCCGCTAGTGGAGCCGGACAGGAACTCTCTCACAGAAAGGGCACTGAATGTTCCATACAGCTTGTCGGTACATCTTTATAAAAACCTGCACGAACTCCAAACACAAGTCTTAAGACGTTATGTCTTGGATAGTGCAGGTCAACTCCTAGTGGAGCGGGTAGAGAGACTCGAACTCTCGTCAACGGCTTGGAAGGCCGCTGTTCTACCAGTTGAACCATACCCGCAAACTACTTGGTCGCAGGGGGGTTGGATTCGAACCAACGCGTCCTGTTTAGAGAAACGGATTTACAGTCCGCCGCTTTCAACCTCTCAGCCACCACTGCGATAAAACTTCAAAATCATCTGTTTACCAAATGACTTTGAGGCGGAGTCTGTCGATCTTTAACAGACCCCTTGTTATTTTTCCGCCACGACCCAGCGCTAAACCGTGTTGAATTGGCTAACCTCACCAAAGCCTTAATCAGAGTAAAAAGGCTTAAACTCCGCAAACGCTTTTGGATAGTTGCGATAACCTTCTTCGTTTAAGGTTCACCAAGAATAGAACCGCTACAGAAACCCTGGAGCACGGCATTCATTGCTTGCAGATCAAACAAGCAAATTGAATTCAGTGGCTCTCCGAGTTGGACTTGAACCAACGACCCACGGATTAACAGTCCGTCGCTCTACCAACTGAGCTATCGGAGAAGCATTTAAAAGATTGAAGCAGAACCCACAAGCTCAAAGGAATTCTCACTTGTGGAAGCTCATTGAAGTACATTCTTTTAACAACAACTGAAACTTCATCAGGTTCTGCTCAACCCCGTTCTAACTATCAAAAAAATATGCGATTTGGGAATAGAAGGGCGGAATTGCACCGCGTTCACTCAGGTTATGAATCTGAAAACCTTGAGGAAATCTTCAATCTCTAACAAGCGTCCGTTGTCAGAGCTTCTTATTTCCTACTACTTCTCGGTCACGCTTCTAAGCCATTAAGTACCAAGTCGCAGATTGTCTAACCTCTCGAAGTTGATCAACAATCCTTGTTTTACATAAGTAATCACTTACATCCTATAAAAATGTTGCGAGAGTCGGTTTGTTCCACAGATTTGAGATAATTTCGAGTGATAAAACCACCATAAAACCAACTCTCGCGTTATCAGCTAACTTTAAGGAGATCTATTTTTAAAAGAGCAATCTTTTTCTTATTTGTTTCTCATTATAAGCAATTATTAAGTAAATAACTACTTATGATTGGATTAAAGCATTAGGATTTACCCGAAGAACATCACGTTAACTAACGATTATTTTTCCAACTAATTGATTTTAAAGGATATTATTTATTTGTTGACTTTTTCAAAAATTCACCTCTTGGCTACGATTTAAAGACCGCTCCCCGCCAATAACCATCTCGGTACTATGTCTATATCGAAACAAACTCAATAAGGGAGTTCACAAGTGAAACGCTTTACCAAGTATGCGTCAAAGTGGGATTTTGCAATGGATGTTGACTATGCTTACGCTTATCTCAAGAAACACAAGAAACTCGATCATCTTCTGTATGTAATAGACGCCGACAGTACGGGTTTGGAAAACGTTCGAGGCTATAGCGACGACTTCGATATTTATTGGATACTCAATAAGCTCACAGAGTTTTCAATCGCTTGTCTGTTGCAGGAAAATTTTATGTACTTTGTTGTTCAAGATGAATACGATTGTGATTTGGATGTCAAAAGCCCCGAATGCCCGCCCAAACTGGAGGAATTTATCAAAGAAAAATTTAAGCTCAATCCCGATGATCTTCTTTTCCAAGAGATGATGCTTATGTACTTAAAGACGATTCTGCCGTCAGTTACTAAATTCATTAAACAGGCTATTAGAGACGGCAAAGTCTATCAATACGTAAAACGCAACACTTGGCGACAAATGCCGAATGTTAAAGAAGTCAGACGAGACAGTTGGTTTCTGAGAGAAAGAAGTGACTTCTATCGTGTAAAAAGAATCAACTATCATAACTTCACAATGAAGCACGACGGATTTGATGCTTTAGATTATGAAGATGATTAAAACCGACATAGAAGAGCTGTAAACGAAGATAACGTACAGCCCTAACAAAAACCCTTCGGCTTAGGCAATCAACACATAGAGAGCGAATGCGAGCCGAAGAAAGACGTACAGACGTAATACGTATGTTAGATAGGAAATCAATAGGTGTAAGGTAAAACAGAGGAGAGAGATACAACAGGATAAGGCAAAACAGAGGAGAGAGATACAACAGGTGTAAGGAGGAAATAGGGGGAGGGATTGATAACCCAAATTCATAAATTCCTATAATTCATGTCTTTTTCGCATAATGAAATTCCAAGCAAACTTTGTAACAAACCCTCTTCCAAGAAAGTCTTTAAAATCAAGGCGTTACAGTCGTCATCGCCAAGGCAACAGTCATTCACTCATAGGCAGTCTTCGGAGTCTTCTTTTCCTAGGCAGTTCTTTCCTTATAGGCACTAAAACTTCCTTATTCTTTGGTCATTGAATCCAAGGCAATGAGTTCTTAATTCCTAGGCGCTGACTTAGAAAATCCGAGAATCTCTCGGAATTTATTTATACAGTAATTTTACTGTATTTATACAGTATTCTTATCCCCTGAAAATCGAGCATCTCATAGAGGGCATGAACAAGCTCTAAGTACTGTCGGTATTGGGTTTCGGAAAATCATCAATTTAGAGATTTGGACAGTTTATTTATACAGTAGTAATTCAAAAAATGAATAAATTACCTTAGAATCACCAATTTTATGAGAGGTTACGACGATGAAGATTGAGAAAATGAAGTTCGCAAGCATTGCGGTAGATGACAAATTTCAAAAAAGAGTAGCGGTTTATGCTTATGACGAGACTAACAAGCGCTATTTGCTGATTAGAAGCTGGCTAGAAGGCAGAATTGTTGATTCTGACGATCTCGAGCTCGTACAGGAATCAGTAGATGAAAAAACATTCATTGAAGTTAATGACTACATCAATGAAATCAGCAGTGCCGTGTCAAAAGCGCTGAGAAGAGTCATTTAAAAGGGCGGTCTGACAAAGCAGTGAGCGAAAATTTTTGAAAAAGACGAAAACGAAGAAGTCTTGAGGCTCTTGGAGAGTTGCTTAGTCAGACCCTCTATGAGATGAAGAAAATCATCTACGAAAAATTAACAGCAAGGATTTTTGGCTGAATAAAGCAGTGGAAAGAAGAAAGAGAAGGGTATATCCGGACGAGATTTATCCTTGAAGCGTCATGTGAGAGCGCCTAGGAAAGGAGAAGACGCCTTGGCAGAGAAGAGATGGCGGAGAATTGAAGAATCTGAAAGCTATTCCTTGGCGAGATTTATCCTTAGAGCAGAAGTACGTGTGCCTTGGCAGAAGACTAAACGAAAAGCCTGAAAACACGTGGCTAAAATGAGAAGAAATATATCCTTGGCGCAGACTTTGTAACAAAACGGGAAATTTTCTCATAGTTAATAAGAGGATAATGGGAAAATTTATCATTATTCCTAGGAACAACGGGAAAATATTTCATAGTTATTGGAATCGAATTAAAGAAATCTCCCCGCCTACGTTCGTAAGCGTAAACTGTGAATTGTCGAAACAAACACACTATGGGAGTTTAAAAATGACGAAACTTGAAAATCTTGCAAACGCTCTTTCTGAATCAATCGGAGACTTAAGCGTTACCAAAACCTTCGGTAATTTGCGTGTTGAACTTCACACCCCGTTCGGTGTGAACAAAGAAGATGAAGTTTGCGAAGAACACCTTCCCGTTGACCTGTATCTGTACAGAAAAGACCCCGAAACTAATGAAGAAGGTAGTGCCGTTTGCTGGTACGCGGTTAAAGTCTTTACTGATGATGTTAATCGCTTTGAGCCGATTTATTGCCCTGATAAGCGCATGACTTACAGTTACTCAGAAGATGAAATGGGTGATGAAGCTCTGAATTCTTTGAGCTACATGATGTATCGGCCCGATTTCATCAGGTTCGTTATACCACTCATCAATGAGTTCATTGAGAAACTTCAAACCGAAATAGCGAAACTCTAACCGACAAGACAAGCCCCGCAGAAATGCGGGGTTATTTTTTAAGCAGCTTTCGTTGGAATTTTTATTTGAATTTATTTATAGCCTAGGAAACAAAAATCTATTTCCAACAATGAAAATAATTTAATTCCTAGGAAATAAATTAGTAGGTTTAAAACATTGGAATTGAAAATATTTACAACTCCCGCCAATAATCAAAAGACTAATATATACATAACGAAACAACGAACTTAAAGGGAGTTCAAAAATGCTAGTTAAACCGACAATTACGACAATTCGCAAATGCTTTAAAGAAGATGAATATAGAAACCTTTTTGAATACATGGGGTTTGACGCCGAATGCACCGATGAAGAACTTGAAGATTTAGCCGATCAGCTCGGTAACATCAATTACGGGGGTTGTGAGTCTGGTTCTTGCTTGTCTCTCGTCTATCACAATGAAGACATCGTTCCCTTCTATGAACAGAACAGAGATGCGATTGATGATCTTGTCTATGATGTTTATTGCACCTTCGGCTTGAACAAGTTTATGAAAATGTTAGAGCTTGACGAAGAAGACATCATCAAACACAATGAAATTGCGGTCGATAAATACACTTGGTATTACGTAAATTACTTAGTACGAGCAATGTTTGAATAACCAAACCGAAGAGCGGGAGTAATCCCGCTCATTTTTTTTTAATCAATGAATTGTAGGCATTTAAATTTAAAGGTCTTTGTTTCCAAGGCATTTAATTATTTAATTCCAATAAAACAATTCCTATTATTTATTTCCAATAGAAAAACAATTCTAAATCCTAGGCTATGACTTTCTAAATCATTGGATTTAAAAATAAATTAACTCCCCGCCAATAATCAACAGCGTAAACTTTAATCATCGAAACAAACTTAACGGGAGTTAAAAAATGATTGTTATAACGATTGAGAGCACGCTCAATATAAATGACTGCTTCGGGAAAATTCTCAGATTAAAAACCGAAAGTGCTGAGAAAGTCTTCACAACTGAAGAATTACTCAAGTTTTGGGATAACGAAGAATTCAACCGCAAGATTCTTGCTTACGTCGAAAATGAAGTGCTTGATAGCGGTCATCAGTTTCTTTATGAAATCGGTTTGACTTTCAAAGACATCATCACGTGTACCGATAAAGCGAAAAGACTTTATACAGCGCTTTACCTCAACTGGTTAGTTGCTAAGTTGGTTGATGATGCAGAACAGTAAAGGGGTGAATTATGAACTTAGATGATTATTTAATCGGTTATTTTCTAGAAGCTCACATGACTGCTCTAATCAACGGTGATTTTTCAGGGCTTGATTATGATTATCCCGAAGAAGCCGAAACAGTACGGGAATTCATGCGACACAATAACGTACTCACAACGGTTGATCCCGAAGATGAAGGGGAGTTTTACCGTGATGACATCTTAGGTGTTTGGGGTACGTGCTACAGGTGCTATTACAAACCGCTTGATTAACGAAAAGAGACCCGCTAAAGAAGATTGGCGGGTTTTGTTTTGCGTAATTAAATCCTTGGAAACAACAGAGCTATTTGTTGGCCGAAATTTATATCCAGAGCCGAATGCGCACACGTTGCCTTGGCATTAAGCAAACGAAATCCAACGAAAAAGAATAATCAATTCCTTGGCGCTACAAACTCGGAAGTAAAAACGCAACATTATTGGAACTGAAAATAACACAATCTCCCCGCCAATAACCATGCTAGTAACATATCTATATCGAAACAACACACTATAGGGAGTGACAAAATGACTGAAAAACTAATCGCGATTTATTACCCGTATGCGCTTGCACTTTCTTCTCACGATTACAGCGGTCTTTACACCGATGATATTGAAATTGTCGGTGAATGGTTAGCAAACAATCATGTGAAGTCTGTAGAGGTTCTAAAAGATGAAAAAGGGAATTTCATCTGCTCCGAAGGTTATTGTTCAGTATGCGAAGATTATGCAACTCGTATGTTATGCAAAGTGATTACTGAATAAGAGAATTTCAGCCCTCGAAAGAGGGCTTTTTCATATCTTGAAACAAGTAAACTATTACTTAATCCTAGGCATTAACTTCATTCATTCTCCCCGCCAATAACCATACTAGTAATATGTACATATCGAAACAATGAACGAGGGAGTTCAAAAATGAAGACTTACGAATTACAACCCAGCGAATATGACGGTCACAAGAGCTTTTACCACAAAGCAATTGTTCAAGAGCTTGAAAGCGGTCTCAAAATTTTGGTTTCTTACTCGACAAACGTTGCTTACATCAAAAATGGGACGCTTTATAAGATGTCGTCTGCATGGTCACGCACAACGGCCCGTCATATCAAATCATTCTCTGACCGTTATGCAACAAATAACCCGTACATCGGGAAACACGATTGGGATAAGAGAGAAATTCCCGCTTGTCTCTAAATAAAAGACCCGCAGGGATGCGGGTCAAACGCTGACTGATTCAATTCCTAGGATTTAAAAACTTAATTCCTTGACACTCAATTAGTCACAGTGCAAATCTTGGCACTAACTTTAATCAAACTCCCCGCCAATAAACACGAGAGTAATATACATATATCGAAACAACGAACTAATAGGGAGTTTGAAAATGTTTGATGATTATGATCAATTAGCCGAGTTCTTCGGTTGCGATTTTGATGATTTAGAAATGCTTGAATCTTTAGAAGAATTGACAGAGATTGACGAACAAATCTCTAAAGACCTTGAAGAATGGGGCGAAGAAGAATCAAGCGAAGAAGAATAAACAAAATTTCAGCCCGTGAGCAATCACGGGTTTTTAATTTGTCAATATACCGCATAGTAGGTATAAGCATTATTTCCTAGATAGAAACCCTTAATTCCTAGAATTTAAAATTCGGTTCCAAGGAGATATTTTAACGTCCCGCCAGCATTCAAAACGAAAATCCAAGCTCTACAGAGCGTTTCTAGCCTTGGCACGTACTGGGATTCACAGTAATCGCTTACTTACGCTCAAAACGTCATTTTGGGGCTCTCTTGAGGCAATTTTTGATCGATCTGACATCAGGATAACATTACTCAAAAATCAAAAATCCCCGTAAACGTGTCAAAATCGCTCTACAATCGATTTTTATTTTTAGACAGTTCGTTTATCGAGTCATACCCTAATCGTCGCTCTAAAACGTTTTTTGGTGCCCTCTTGGGGCTTTAAATAAGTAATCGGTTACTTAAGATTGCAAAATCAACTCAATTTTGGTCAAAATTGAGGCAAAACGAGGGTAAACCCGCAAGTCTCAAAAGTTGTTTTACCAATCCGCCATGTTTTCGACGAAATCCATGCTCAAAAAACGACGAAAAAGGGGGTAAAAATCTTTTCTTTTCTTTCTTTATATATTTCTTTCTTTTCTTTTGAAATTTTAATTAAATTTTTAATATTTTTTTCTTTAATTCTTTAAATTTTTTTACTTCATTCGGTATATACCTACGGTATATACCTCATTACGTAAAAAAATTAGATTCGAGATGAGAATTATTCTCAACAACTTCAAGAGAATCTTTCCGAAGGTGGCTTCGCCACAGCAGTGAGTTGGGGCTTCGCCCAACTCACTGCTTTAATATTTTTAATGAAAATCAGAAAGTTGCGGAGTGTTTTCAAGGTTTTCCGTTTTGAGAGTAGGTCACTGGCGGGATGAATCATCCCGCCAGTGACCTTGAAGATCGAATACCCTTCGGAATGGCAAGAATGCCCGCGAAGCGGGCAAATATGCCACGGAAAAGGGTACAATCGCTTCCTCGGAAAGAAACCGAAAGCCTTCCGCCCTATACCATAAATATGGTATACCAAACGGTCTATTATTTACTATTTATTACAAATTAGCTTCGTCTTGAGTGTTAGAAATGTTGTAAAAATACAACAAAATTTCAGAATGTTTATAAGGATAAGAACAAATAAAGAAAAACCCGTCCGAGCGTAAAACCCAGACGGGCTGACCATTCAAATAAAAGCTAAGAACAGTCGCAAATGTAAGTCAACACTCGGCTAACTACGGCTCTACCAAACATGAATATCGAAACTTTCAATACCCAAATTAGATAGCGTCTTAAGCGTCGTCGTGTTAAAATACACCTGAGTTTAAGAAAGAAATCTCTAATCATTTCTTTAAACCCTTATGGTTATGTATATGCCCCGCTAGTGCGAATAGCGGGGCATTGCTTTATATAGTCATAAAATGACAGTACATGCACCCGCATATACCTATGCGGAGGGGCAAAGAAACAACTTTCTTCTTAAACCGATTTCATTATAACAAGCGGTAGAGTAGGCGGTCTTTTATTAGCAGGCGTTGAGTCTCTCAATCCAAGGCATTCAAATAACCAGTTCTTCAAACTCTGGCAACAAGTTTGGGTCTTCAATGCCAAGGCACTATTCATAGATATACAAATTGATTGGAAACAGTTGAAATCAAAGGAATTTTCATACATACAACATCTTGTATGTGTTCCAACATAATCAATACCTACAAAACAAAACCCGCTGTAATCGAGCTATATAGGGTAGCTGATACAGCGGGTTTCTTACTGCTTAGACTTCGATTGAGTCAATTAGATAGCCCTGATCGCTGTAACTGATTCTTGCGTAACCGTCGGCTTCGCCGCTCAAGACCTCGTATGCACCCTTGTAACCGTTTTCTTTTGCATACAACTGTATGGTTGTATATTCAATGTCGTTAATTTCATCAATCGCTCTTTTGACGAATTCACGGGCTTCTTTTTCGCCCTTTACAAAAGTGAAAACGACGGGGAAACTTCCCCAGAGCCAAAAACCAAGTTCTTTTCTATGAGTTTCGACGAACTCGACTAATTCAGCAGTCTCACCTTTTGAAAAACATTTGAATTCTTCAAAATTACTGAGAACAACACAATAATTATTATCTTTTGCGGTGTGATCGTACTTCTTGAATTTTTCGATCTTCATAGTGTGAACTCCCATAGTTCGTTGTTTCGATAACTATATATTAACTGTTTGAATGTAGGCGGGAAGGTTCAATCAAACTCATTCCAACGAAATAAAACAAACTGACTGCAACATTGGCAACAGTTGAGAGAACAAAACGATTGCCTAGGCACACGAAATTTATCCTTGGCGCGAATTTTGCACATCAGGCAACAGAGTCTTACAGGCGTTGGCAATTGTTATTGGCGCGCAAAGAAAATCCTTGGCACGAGTCTTTGCGGTGTTGGCAAAGAGTCTTTCTGGCGTTGGCAAATGGAGTCTCTGGAGTCTTGGCAACAGAGGCAGTCAATTGGATCAAGGCTAGGGTATGTGGCTTGCAGGCGGATCGTGGACGGTCAGACAACTTCAAGCGAGCAAAAAAAAAGAACCCGCTATTCTTTCTTTTTCACTACAAGAATAGCGGGTTTTAAGGTACACACTATGAGTTATTCTGTACTACTGCTTTAATCAAATAACGGGTTATCTAACAAATATCCCTGTTTAGTGAAACTGAATCTTGCATAACCGTCATATTCACCAGTTAAGACACCGTAAGCACCACCGTCATAATGATCTTTATCGGCGCATTGTTGTATGGTTATGAAGTCTTCATCACCTGCTTCAATCGCTTTTTTGACGAATTCGCGGGCTTCTTCTTCGTTATGTACGAACTTGAGAACGCACGGGGCACACGGGGCGTCTCTTTCGTCTTTGAAGTATTCTTTGAAAATCTCACCGTCTTTTACTTGACTGATGAATTCACCGAAAGTGTCGAATACGACAGCTTCATCTTCAGGTTCGGCCCAATCAACATATTTACTGAGTTTTTCAATCTTGCACATTTTTGAACTCCCTATTAGTTCGTTGTTTCAATATGTGCATTATAGCGTAGTTACTTACTTATGAATAATGACTACAAACCTGTTGCCAATGTTCTATAACGGAGTTTTATGCAGTAACCAACTAACTACATACGACATAACACAAAAGCCGCTCAGAAGGGCTGGAAAGTGCTTTCTTGAGTATCAAAAATCCTCGGAATGCGCATTGACTCAGCGAAATTTATCCTGAACGCAAATCGCTTGAAGCGCTTCTTGCCGAGGAATTCGTTTTGTGTTAAAGTGTTGGCACGCTATTGACGAGCGAATTTTATCCTCCAAGCGCACACGCGCTTCGCCCGTGCCAAGGAACTTCGGTTTGTGGGAAAAACGTTGGCACCGCAAGCGGGGGTGAACGAGGGGGTGATGAAAAGCGGTAGCAGAGGGGTGATTAAGATGCTGCTACCGGGTGGGATTTAATAACCACCCTAGGGTAAATCCCTAGAAAAATTCGTTTGACAAGAGTAAAAATTTATGAGTGAGCTAGGGAGTAGTGACCTGAAAATCTAACCCGTTTCCCGTTAGTTTTAAAGTATTAGAGTTGTCATGCTCTAATCGCTCATAGTGACTAACGACCTTTACAGAGTTAGAACTGCTCACTCATTTCATTCTAGGGATTTACCCGTATTAGGGTTTATCCCTATTCGTGTTTTTTTTACATATATAGAAATTAGCGTAAAATATGAAGTGTAGATAGTAATTCACTACTTACTAATCTACAGACAATTAAGATTGACTACTATGAGATTAAGATCATGACAAAATTTGTAAACATCTTTGCAATTCCCACCGCTTCTCAGATTGAAGAATCTTTAAAGAAGACATCTAAAACCGCTCGTAAGATTAACAAGAATTTTTCTGAAGAAGAAAAACGGCCCGTCACCCCTAAACAGACAAAAAAGACAACTTCTGCTAAGGTCGCTCCCGTTTCTCAGCTCGTCGGTAAGAATAACCCCGAAGTTGTTAAGTTTCAAAAAATCGCTCTCGCTAATCTTGAACTTCGTAGAGAAGAAAGTCTCAAACGTAACTCTATAAATAACAGTTTCGATAAAGACACTAGTATTTTTGAAGTTGCAATCAAGAATTACCCCGAAATTCTTTACGCTGATTTGATCAATGTCGCTAAACTGACAGCTCAGAAAAACCCCGCTCAATTTGCGTTACAGTTTGTTGACAGTATTGCGATTCTTGATAAAAGCTCTCCCAACTTTGTTGCTCAGAAAGAACTAAATAAACTCCCTGAGCTAGTTAGTGCGCTCGCTAGCGGTCGCAAGTGCAACAATCATTATGTCGTGAATTTTGCGAAATCAATGGTTTTCGGTCACATGACATTATCGCAGTTTAGAATGATGTATTACGCACTGAACAAAAAAGCAAAAATAGATGAAGTGACCCGCGAAACTTTTAGAAAGCAGGGTGCTGATAACTATACAATCGGTACCGCTAGCGCGCAGTCGGGTCAAGTTAAAAAACTTTGTAGAGCTTTTGGGTTGATTAACTACACTAAGAACAAGAAAGATACACCGATTCAAATCAATGACAACGCACTCAAGTTGTTCGGTCTAATCGCAGGTATCGAATAGCATGAAATTCCCTCCCGAAAGGGAGGGAAACACCTCTTTAAATAAATCACTACATTTAAAGGTATTATCATGTATGAATTCATTTTCTATTTAATCATTACGTTTGGTATGTTTTTCATTGGGTTTGCATTCTGTTTATTGTGGGTTATAAACGTTGTTACATACCCTGATTCATTTTTTCACAAAGATTTATGCAGATTATTAGAGCACGAAATTCTAAAAAAGACGTGTTAAATAAATAAACAAATAAACCGCTTGATTAACAAGCGGTTTATTTTTGTTTATACAATTTATTTAAATTGTTTTATTTATTATTTTTAATTCATTTATTGTAAATAAAATAAAAATATTTTATTTGGGCTGCATTTTATAAATAAATAGATAATATTTAGAATCGAAGTCTAAAATGAGAATTAAATAACCCCCTATCCCTCCCTTAATTTTTTCCAGCTTTCCCAAACTCGTCCTTATCCCATAGGGGCGGGGTGCTTATAGGCTCGTCCTTATCCCCCGAATCGTACTGAAATGTTGTCTATGACCGAGATTTTTTAATTCTTCGTAAACGGTCTTGCAGACTTCAAATGGGAACGTTTTTATATTCCAATTGAAACGGAAAACTTTTGTCATTCTTCTTCCTCTTGGGTTGATTACTTCCAACAGGATAGAAGAAGTTTGCTAATAAATCATTACCAAGCAAAAATAAATCCCACAAACAATCAATCGTGGGATTTGCAACTATGAAAGCGTTTATTTTCTGTTGCGAACTTCTTGACTCAATGCATCTACTAAATTTGCTTGTTCGTTCATCTCTCTCATTTGAGTATTAGACACATAACTCGAGAGAAGTATGGTCTGAGCTTTTGCAATTAGCTTTCTTGTTTCGGTTTTTAATTCTTTATCTTTGACATGAGGTAGGGCATTTTTTAACTCTTTGATCTTCTCGTTTAATTGTTCTCTGGTGAAAAACTCGCTGGAAAGAGTAATGGAGGCAATACTTATGTCAAAAAGCGCTTGCTCTTCTTTTGAAGTGCGTGGTTTTGCAAAAGTAACAGTGGGCAAAATGAGAAGAGAAGACGACAGTATGAGATTTCTTCTTAGCATAATTTTTCCTTGAGCAAGTTGTAGTCAAAATCTTCAACGATGTGTTCTTTGAAGCCGTCTGTGTGCTGAATAATCGCTTTTCTTTGTTGAGCATGATTCTTCAAATACTTATTAAACGGGTCATCAAAGTCAACCACAAAACAGATATTAGCTTGATTTTTCTTGGCACGCAGGCCTCTGCCGATACGTTGTCTGAGAGCGACTTCAGCTTTGCCAGCGCTTGCGATAATCACCATGCCGACTGCAGGAACATCTACTCCGACATCAAGAATGGTTGAACCGAGTAAGACTTTAATTTTGCCGTCTTTGAGTTTGTTAATTGCCCGTTTTCTTTCAGCTTGATCATCAGCGCCGACAATAAGCTCATTGGGAATACGAGCGTCATCAAGCATTTCCTTGAGCATTTTACCGTGGGCAATTTGCTTGAAAAGAATCATCACTGTAAGACCATGAGCAACAGCACGTTTTGCTTCATAGATAATGGCTTGATTACGCTCTTCATTTTCAACAATGCCGATGCGATAGGCGGGTTGCCAAGAAGTTTTCATCGACATGGTTGTAGGTTTCTTAGTCAGATGAACAAACTTGAAGTACGGTGTCGCAAGAATCCCGCAGTCAATGAGTTGCTTTTCAGTAACAGTAATGGCGACTGGGCCAGAAGATGCCATTAACCGCATATTCATTTCTTCAGACTCTTTCATAAACGGTGTGCCTGTTAAAGCAAGTCTGTAATAGGCGTTTTTACAGTATTTAAGAAGTTCAAACCAACCCGAAGCAGAAGACTCATGGGCTTCTTCCAAGATGACAAACTCAAACTTCTCAAGAATGGACTTCATAAATTCTTGTCGTTTCTTTTGAGCAGTGAATTCATGGGCGGAATCAGTGGGATTCGGCTCTTTGATGTAGGAATGAATCGTCTGAACAGTAGCGACAGTGAATTTTTTGAGTGATTTAGAGCCGTCTGAGTTTTCAAAACCTAAATTGCCGTCTCCGATAACCGCAACATCAATGCCGAGATTGTTTTCGACATTTTCCTTCATTTGATACATGAGAATGGAGCGTGTCGTAAGAAACAGAGTAGGTCGATTGATGGTTGCAAAAGCAATTTGCGAAAGTAAAGATTTTCCGCCACCGGTGCTTACTCGACAAATTATTTGTCCATGCTTCAACAGCTTTTCTGTTGCTGTGTACTGATACTCGTATCTTGGGTCGTATTCATAATTGCCAATTTTCGGTCTGAGTTTGCCCAAAGGCTTCGGCAACGGCTTTTTATAGAACTGTACGTCATAGCCTTTTCTCTTTAGACAGGCTCCGACGTAATACATAAAACCTGCGGGGAACGTGCATTTTGCAAAGTTGAAGAAAGAAGCCGTGCCGTCCCACGTGTGCATTTTGAAAGCGGTAGATTGTTCATAGCCGTCCACAAAATAAGTCAGACAGCGATTGACTTCGAGCTTTACGTTACGATCTTCAGTATCTACTTTACACGTTACAGCATTCGCTAAAATCTTTATCGTATTGTTTTCCATTGACATTTTTAATCCATTGTTCTACAATAATGAAGTAGTTAACTACTTATTATAAAAGTTTTAATGCGGGACGAATTAAAAATAGAACAAGTTCCAATCAATCAACTGACCCCTAATCCCTACAACACAAACGTCGTTTCTCCAGACAACGAAGAAAAAATAAAGGAGAGTCTGAGACGATTCGGTCAGTTCAAACCGATTCTTGTACGTGAGCAAGAAGAAGGTTTTGAAATTATTGGCGGAGAACATAGATGGAGAGCCGCCAAAGAACTGGGATTAGATAAAGTCGCAGTTATTAACCTTGGCGAGATTTCAGATGAAGAAGCCAAGAAAATCTCTCTCATTGATAACGGACGTTATGGCGAAGATGACGCTTTCAAGCTATCCGAACTACTTTCGGGCTTGGGTGACATATCTGATCTTTCGTCTTATATGCCGTACTCTGATCAAAGTCTTGAGACGCTGTTTTCCAATACATCTATCAATTTGGATGAATTGGAAGTTGATGAAGAAGAATTAGAAGAAAGCGCTCCCGCAATTGAACGACCGCCTCAAACACACGTCGTGATGCGTTTTAAAGTTGCAATCGAAGATTCTGAAAAAGTGCAAAAGCTAATCAAAAAGATTATGAAAGAGCAGGGCTACACAGAAAGCGATTCTCTGACGAACGCTGGCGACGCGCTTGTTTACCTTTGCACAAATGCCAAAAAAGAAGAATAAGAGCGACAGAATAAAGCCGCCTGGAATCCCAAGAGAACTCGAAATTGAAGACTTAGAACCACCCGACGAGTCAGAAGATCGAGAAGAATTAAGAAAACTTTTCGCAGAAGAAATAGAAGAACGAGAAAAGGAAAATGAGTTCTACAAGTACGAATGGCGAATTGAAAATTGAATGGTGGCCGATAGAAGCCGTCAAGCCATACGAGAACAATGTCAAGATACATGACGAAGAGCAGGTTGAAAAGATCGCTCAAAGTATCAAACAGTTCGGATTCGATCAGCCTATTGTCGTTGATAAAGACGGCGTAATTATCAAAGGTCATGGCAGAACTGAAGCATCCCGCTTTTTGGGACTGAAGAAAGTTCCAGTTTTAGTTCGCAGAGACTTGACCGAAGAACAAATAAAAGCGGCTCGTATCGCAGACAACCGAGTTGCCATTTCCGACTTCGATACTGTCGGATTGCAAAACGAAATCGCAAGCATTGATTTAGACCTCAGCGGAATTTTCGATAAGAAAGAATTGGCGTTTTTAGAAGCTGACTTGAGCGAATTCAAGCCTGAAGCTGTTTCGGCTGATCTTTACGCAGACATTGAAAAGAAAGCGACTGAAACCGAAGAAAAGATTATTGAAGCTGATGAAGCAGAAGTGAGAATCGCTGATGCTCTTGGTTTTAAGACGATTAAGGGAGCGCAGGAAAGAACTGTTGCTCGTTTCATGGCAAAAATCGAGGGCGAAACGTCTAAAGCTGGTGCAGAAGCCTTTGTTGAATTTGCTCAAAACTACATTAAATAAGATATGAAGAAAAAAGAAACTCAGCCCATCGAAGCCGTTGCCCCTATCGCAGTTGTTGATATGCCGAAAGTCGTGAAGATCGGCTATCAATACTATGAAATCAAAAAGGTTGGCGACCCCGACCACTACTTTAAGAATATGGAAGGTCAAGTCTTCGGGATGGTTGACTACAAGAAGAGCGTCATCTACATCGACGACGGTCTAAACGAGATTGACGAAGCCAATACCCTGTTGCATGAGGTTCTTCACGTCATTCATTTCAATGCAGGTTTTGGCTGTCAGGACGCTACATCTCAGTGGACAAACGAAAATTATGTCGTTGCGGGTATCAATGGTCTCTGTCAGGTATTTCAGGACAACCCTGATCTCGTTTGCTTCATTCTGAACAATCTTCATGTTACGGGTCTTGGTCTGCAACACGGAACAGTGCAATGAACAGATTTAAAGAGTTTTTGAAAACTTTCTTCTTCATTCTATTTGTATTGTCAGGGGCTTACTTAGTAACAACGGCTATTCCGACGATGCTTAATAGTTCAAACATTGTCTTTGTTTGGCTTGCATTTGCCGCTCCTGTTTCTTTTGTGGCGCTTTGTCTGTATTTCACTTACCTTTTCCTTAAACGATGAAAAAATTAAAAGTAGCTGTACTTCTCGGTTTTCTGTTGGCTTGTGTAAATTTAAACGGTTGCTCTGTTGAAACCGTTCCAGCAGGTAACGTTGGCATTAAGGTCAATCTTTATGGCGACTCAAAGGGTGTTCAGCAGGAAGCTCTGAATGTCGGTCGTTACTTCTTGACTTGGAATGAGCAGATTTACCTGTTCCCGACATTCAATCAGCTTCATTCCTACAATTCTCCGTTCATCTTTCAGACTTCGGATGCGATGACTGTTCAAGCCAAGATCGGTATTGAATATCGTGTTAAGCCTGAGATGACAGCGACGGTTTTTCAAACATATCGCAAGGGCGTTGATGAAATTACCGCTACAAACGTAAGACAGAACATCAGCGATTCTCTGATTAAGCACGCTTCTAAGATGGACGTGAATAAGCTCACAACCACGGGCAAAACAGACTTATTGGATGAGGTCACTAAAGACCTTAAAGCCAAATTAGACCCCATCGGAATTGAAATCGTTAAAGTTTCTTGGACTTCGGATATGCAGTACCCGCAACAGGTCAGAGACTCCATCAACGCAAAGATTGAAGCAACTCAGCGTGCTCTTTTGAGAGAAAACGAGATTGCTCAGTCTAAGGCCGAAGCTCAGAAGCTCATTGAAGCCGCCCGTGGTAAGGCAGAGTCAATCAAGATCGAAGCTCAAGCAGAAGCAGACGCTATCGCTCTTAAGGCTAAAGCGCTTAGAGACAATCCCGAGGTTGTACAGCTTGAAGCGATTAACAAATGGAACGGTGTTATGCCCCAGTTTATGAGTGCAGATGCTCCGTTGCCTTTTGTACAAACAAAGTAATGGCAAACAGAACCTATTTAATCAACAAGCACTTCTCCACTGAAGTCTCAAGAACCAAGCGTGTTCTTGAGATTGCCGAAGCATTTGGTCTTGGACTGGACGAAAAGGACTTCGTGGTCTTTGACAATCTGAAGTTGCAGATCAACGATGGAGATGTTGTTTACATTACAGGTCAATCGGGCTCGGGTAAGTCAACGATTCTTAATGAGTTGAAGAGTCTGATGAAAAAAGAAGGTCTGAAAGTTGCTGACATTGATGAAGCAACCTCTACAGACGAACCAATCATTGATCAACTTTGTCCGACCGTTAGCGAAGCTCTCCAAATTTTCTCTCTCGTGGGTTTATCAGATGCAAACCTGTATCTCAGAAAGCCCAAGGAGCTGTCGGACGGTCAGCGATACCGATTCAAATTGGCAAGGTTGATCGAGTCGGGCGCTCAAGTTTGGTTTGCGGATGAATTCTTGGCGGTGCTTGATCGAGTCACAGCGAAAAACATTGCCTTCAATCTGCAAAAGATTGCACGCAAATGTGGCGCAACCCTCATTGTCGCTACAACCCACACCGATTTGGTGAATGACTTAGCGCCTGACACCTACATATTGAAGCGTTACAGAGAGCGCATTGACGTAAAAGTGCGCACTGAAGGCGGATACAAAGATATTACGAGTGAATTCGATGGCCAATAAAGAAGTCTATATTTTTTCGAGCGTTACGTGCTCCCCGTGCAGAATGTTAAAGCCGTTGTTGACGGATTTTTGCGAGCGTTTTGATGTTCCTCTGACTGTTTACGACATGGATTCCGCAAGAGAAGAATTTATTGCTCATAACGTTCGTGGCGTTCCAACGATTCTGATTGTTGAAGATGGCAAAGAAGTTGATCGTGTGATCGGTCATCAGACATTCTCTTCAATCGAAGAATTGTTCAAGAAATGGGGCTTGACGAATGCGTGATAAAAGTTTCGCCGAAGTTTGCCAGCTTGTTAGAGACTCCAACATTCTCATTCTTTGGCTTTGTTGGATTGTCTTTCCTCTGATGCTTGTTTTCTGGACATTTGTCGGGATTGTCACGCTGATCATTCGTATTTTGTTGTTCGTCTTAGGTTGGGCGTTCACACCTTTCTTCTTGATTTATCGAGCAGTTAAAGAATGAAGCTGGTTATCTCCGACACCCCTGATATTCTGATTGAGCGTTGGGATGTGCCCAAGAAGCCAAGACTGTCTCTGCTGGACAAGATTTATGTTGAGAAGGGCACGGTTGAAGATTGGAATGAACTTCACGCTTTGCATTACAAAGCTGAGGTTTTGGGCATTTGGCCTCGTTTCTATCGCTGTATGCTCGAAGATCAGCTCATTGGCGTCGGAGTTATGACCGTTCCCCGCATGACGCTTGCAGGCAGAAACGAGTTGTTTAAGCATCTGAAGCCCAATATCGGGGGTAGAGATACACGCATTATCAATCGACATCGCGCTATTTGGATTAACGCCCATTCTTGTACTAACTCCCGACTGGTTTTAGATACTATGTACCGTGGAGTTGGTATCGCATACAGAATGCAGAACATTATGATGCGTATGACTGGAGCCGACTTTGTTGAGTTTCAAAGCTCAATGTCTCGGTTTAACCCTTTTGCTCAGAAGGCTGGTATTCAGTTTGCACCACCGAAAAGAACAGTTAATTATCAGGCTGGTTTGAAGTGGTTCCGTCGTTGGTTCAGTTGTATTCCTGCTGATTTTGTTGCAGTTTATCAAGAACTCAACGAAATGAGCGAATTTGAACGAAATAAATGCATTGAAGAGATGCGTACCTTCTACTGGAAGCATTCCTCAATGGAAAACAGCGGAGATAATCGACTCAGGGGACGCACAAGAGTTGATTCTTTGCCGATTGCAAAACTGATCAAGAATACTCAGCAATTGGTTTTTGCTTTCCCTCTGTACGGCGTCTATTTCAATCCAGATAAGGGCCGAACAGACTTACCGAGCAGAATCCCTATCTCGGCGTTTGATTGTCACAGACTCGATGAACCGCTGAGATTAGAGACATTAAAAGAACTTTCGGAGAAGCTCTAATGTTTCACAATGAACTTTCTCCTAAACAAAAAGTAATTATTGAGACGATTCAGACGTTCAAGAAAGCGAATGGAAGAGCGCCTTATAAGAAAGAATTGGCTGAAAGCCTACCTTGGAAACCCTCTATTCATGCACTTGCGTTTTCGGTCAGATATTTGATTCGCAAGGGTTGTTTAGAAAAAGTTAAGGTTCCAGAAGGTACGAAAATCGCTCGTATTCACAACCAAGAAAGTCAATGTCAACTAATTGACGTTACAGCTTATGGCGAACATTGCTATGTGAATTGCGATTTCATTTATGAAAAGAAAGCTACCGAAAAAGAAGCTGACAAGTTTATTTACTCGGTAGAAGAAGACGAATTACTGACCACCATTGATAACGTTTCTTAGACAGCTAAGAAAGAGACATCTATAAGAATAAGAACAATAAAATGGAAGTCGAAAAAGAATTAGAAGCAAAAGAAGAGCCGAAAAAGCGAACTTCGACTCGATCTTTGAGCGCTACAGAAAAAAGAAGATTAACGGCACTTTATGAAACTGGCGAATTTACACCCGCTCAAATTGCTAAAGAGTTGGGCGTGCCAAAATCTGTCGTTTCCAACTTCATTAGTAATCACGGAATTAAGAAGGGTGCTTACGCAGACGAAGTACAAAAGTCTGCAATGAATAAAGCTAAGACAATGGCAGAGCAGGAAGCAACACTTGTTGCATCCCGCATTCGTGAGACGAAAGAAGACCATTACAAGATGGCGATGGGCTTGGCAAAACTCACGTGGGCCGAAGTTGCCCTCGCCAAACAGAATGGGAAACCGTTTGCTTCTATCGCAGGTAACTTAAAAGCCCTTGAATCTGCCGCAAGAACTTTAGCAGTAACACGCCAAGAACGCTGGACTGTACTCGGCTTGGATAAAGACGATAAGAACACCGATGCACTGCCAGAACTTGTTCTAACTGAACTTACAGCCGATCAGATCGAACAGATCAGAAATTATCAGGAAGAAGATTCTCTCGAACTGCCCGACGAAGAATTGAACAAACAGTTTGCAGAAAGAAACAGCGTGATTGATACCGAGGCTCCAGACGACATTATCGGAGGCGAAGAATGACTGAAGAAGGGTTGAAAGTCAGAGAAGAAGAGCTGAACAAAAGAGAAGCGGAGCTGACTAAGCAAGAAGAAAAGAGATACTTGCAAGAGAAGCTAGACAGAATAGAACTTCTCTTAGCAGAATACGAAGCGTCTTTGTATCTTCAGCGTCCTGTTAAGAAGGAAAGTTCGCTTTTTGGTGAATTTGTTGAGACGATAACTTACCCGTTCAAAGGTATCTTCTGATGGCAAAGGAAAGACGAAGAATTACTCTTCCTCTACATCCCAAACAGATGGAAGTTTATCTTGATAATCATAGATTTAGAGTAGTGGCGGCAGGAAGACGCTGGGGAAAGAGCTTTTTGTCACGCATGGAGATGATTTCCCATGCCACGAAGCCCAATCAGAAGATTTGGTACGTTGCACCTACATATCGAATGGCTAAACAGATCATGTGGGCTGATTTATTGGACGCTATTCCCAAAGAATGGATTTACCGTCTGAACGAAACCAACATGACGGTCGAGCTTGTTAATGGCTCAAGAATTGAATTGAAGGGCGCTGATAAAGCTGACTCACTTCGTGGTGTTGGCTTACACGGCTTGATTCTGGACGAGTACCAAGATATTAAAGAAGAGACTTGGACTCAAGTTCTTCGACCAACATTAGCAGATAAGAAAGGTTGGGCGCTCTTTATCGGCAGTCCGAAGGCCTTCAACCAATTGTATAAAGTGTATAAATTGGGTCAACCTGGAGGTTCTCCTGACTGGAAATCATGGCAATTTCCAACATCTACCTCTCCATTTATCCCCAAAGCCGAGTTAGAAGCGGCTAAACGGGATATGGACGAAAAGTCATATCGAGCTGAATTTGAAGCGGCTTTTGAAAACATGGCTGGTCGTGTGTATTACCCGTTCTCACGAGCGGTACATATCAAAAGTTGTCCATTTAATCCAGGATTGCCTATCTGGATTGGTATGGACTTCAATATTGACCCGATGTCTTCGGTCATTCTTCAACCTCAATCCAATGGCGAATTGTGGGCGGTGGGAGAGATTGTCAAAGTGTCTTCCAATACTGAGGAAATGGCGTGTGCTATTGAGCAGAAGTATTACCGCTGGCAAGACAGAATTACGCTTTACCCCGACCCCGCTGGCGGGGCAAGACAGCACGCACGTGGTGAAACTGATATTGATATTTTGAGGGAACACGGTTTTAGTCGTATCAAGTATCGCAGACAGCATCCAGCGATTGCAGATCGTGTTAACTCAGTAAACAGAATGCTTATGAGTGCTGAAGGAAAGATCAGACTGTTTGTTGACCCTTCCTGCACACACTTGATTAACGCTCTTGAGCAGACGCTTTATATCGAAGGTTCAAGAGAAGTCGATAAATCGGCAAATATAGAACACTCTGCTGATGCACTCGGATATGCGATTGAGATTGAATATCCGATCAGAAAACTCAATGTCGCAGGTTACTCACGATAATAAGAAGAATAAATGACGAAAAATTTTGAGAAAGCAGGCAGTGTTACGTACATTGACCCGCAGGTTGATTCAAGTTCTACAGTCAACCCCTTTAAGAATCTGATTTCCCGTCGTCATCCTCTATATGACGAGATGGTTTCCAATTGGGATTTTTTTGAAGAAACTTATCACGGCGGCAGAAAGTGGTTTGAAGACAATATCTTCAAGTACATCAAAGAAGGTTCAAAGGATTTTGAAGATAGACGTGAACGAGCATACCGCTTCAATCATTCCAGAGAAGTTGTTGATCTTGTTACTAAATACCTTTTCAAACAGAATGTTGAGCGTTCGGAAGATGCTCCAGACGGAGTAAAGCATTTTTGGAAGAAAGCGACAAAATTTGGTTCCGACATCCAAGATTTAGCAAAACAAATTGCCAAAAATACCTCTATTTACGGTCGTATCGGCATTGTGATTGATAACGAAAGAGTCTCTAGCGGTGTTCTATCCAAAGCCGACGAAAAGTCTTTGAAGGTTCATCCTTACGCTTACATCGTTACGCCTCAGCAGATGCTCGATTATTCGTTTGATGTGAACGGAGAACTTTCTTGGATTTTGATTCAAGAAGTTGTGCGGGATGATGACGACCCGTTTACTTCCAGCGGGAAAGAGCGTGTTCAGTATCGTCTTTGGACAACAAACGATTGGTTCGTTATCGCTCATAACGATACCCGCAAAATTTATGAACTGATTGATCACGGTGAGCACGGTTTAGGCGTTGTTCCTGTTGTTCTTGCAGACCATCTTCTCTCGGATGAAGAATATGGTTCGCCGAGTATGCTCAATGACATTGCATTTTTGGATAGAGCAACTGCAAACTACCTTTCTAACCTTGATGCAATCATTCAAGATCAGACATTTTCTCAGTTGATTATGCCAACATCGGCTTCTGGCGCAGACAGCGATGTTCAGGATAAGTTAATTGAGATGGGCACAAAGAGAATCTTCACTTATGTGACAGACGGTTCTTCGCGTGCTCCTGAATACATTTCACCTGACCCCAAGCAAGCTCAATTGATTCTTGAGGTCGTAAACCGCATTGTTTCTGAGATTTATCACACAGTCGGTCTTTCCAGCGAAAGAACCAACAAGGACAATGCGGTAAGCAAAGATAACAGCTCTGGCGTTGCGAAAGCATACGACTTTGAGCGTGTTAACGCCTTGCTAACAGCTAAGGCAGACAGTCTTGAAGTTATTGAAAACAAGATTGTCAAAATTGTGGCTCTTTGGTGCGGAGAAAAGATTGATGAGGAAGGGAATGAGCACAAGAGATTCGTGTTGTATCCCGACAATTTTGATACTCGTGGATTGTATGACGAGTTCGACATTGCTTCTCGTTTAATGCTGATCGACGCTCCTGATGCGCTTAGACGCGAACAGATGCGCGCTCTCATGGACAAATTGTTCCCGATGTTGAAGAAGGAAGTTCGTGAAGAGATCGAAAAAGAGTTGAAGAAGTGGCCGATTTCTATTGAGGACATGATGGCTAATCCGACAACTATGAGAACCGCTTCTAATAATTTGCGAGACCCAACCCACACACTGTACAAGACTCAGAGCGGTAAGGGCGATGCAACAAAACAAGCAGACGGTTCGAATTCCGATAACAAGCGTCCAGTTGCGAATAAACGTCAGGGACAAGTTACCAAAGATACTAAATAACAATAAGTCAAAGAGAATTGACAAGGAAAACGATGACAACCAAATTCAAAATTTTTGCTGGCAGTGACGGTACTTCTTCTGAAAATCAGAAAGCTGAAGAAGGTGAAAACAAACAAGTCGATCAGACTACAGAAGGGTCTAAGACCAACGAAACTCCGAAGAAGCCCGATGAACATGGGATGTCTGAAGCAGATCACAAACTGCTCAAGGACATCATGAAGAAAAAAGAAGAGCTCAAGACTGCTCAAGCTCAGATTGCCGAATTTAAAAAGAAACTCGAAGAAGTTGAAAACCTCGGCGGTATTGAAAAACTTACTGCCATGTTAAAAGCAGAAGAAGACAAGCAGAAGAAAGAGCTTGAAGCAAAAGGCGAATGGGAAAAGCTCAAAAAACAAATGAGCGAAGATCACGTCAAAGCAATGAGCGATATTCAGAAACGGCTCGAAGCTGAAAAAGCTAAGAATGTTGAAAGCGAAAAACGCATTATTGAGCTGACTATCGGTGCAAAATTCGCTAATTCTCAGTACATCAATGATCAGCTAACCCTGACGCCCAACAAAGCTCGCGTCATTTACAACGATTATTTTGACTTGGTTGATGGGCAGGTTGTCGGATACAACAAACCTCGTGGTCAGAAAGATCGTGCTCCGTTTGTTGATCAGTACGGAAATAATCTTTCGTTTGATTCTGCAATGGAAAAGATCATTACCTCCGACCCTGACGCTGACTTCTTGCTGAAATCCAAAATTAAGAGCGGGGCTGGTTCTTCTTCCAAAGCAAAATCTGTTCAGGAAAACACGAAAGGTTTGTCTGCAATTGAACAGATTGCTAAGGGCCTCGCAACTTTAAAGTAAAAACTTTCTAGTTTAAATACCACTTGACAAAATGTCAAATTTGTGGTATAGTGATGCAAAAATACGCCAAGAGCCGTTCGGTCTCTTGGCTCTACTCAGACAAAGATTGTCGATCAATTTCAAAGAGTTAGACAATCTGAAAGCATAAAAACAACAACAAACTTTCATTGTCTCGCAAATCCTAAAGCGACCTAGGCACGAAGACAAAAAGTCTTTAAGGAAAATAATAAAAAATGCCTTTACTTCGCGCAGAAGCCGAGAGACTTTCTAACAACACACTTATCTCCGGCATCATTACTGAAATTATTGATCGTGATGATCTTTTCTCCATTCTTCCCTTCGTAAAAGTAAACTCTAAGGCTTACGTTTACAACCGCGAAAACACTCTTGCTGGTGCATCTTGGCTTGACCCGAACGACACGGTTACGGAATCCGCTTCCACCTTCACTGAAGTCGTTGCCAAACTTCGTATTCTGATTGGCGACGTTGATGTGGATAAATTCCTTCAGGCTACTATGTCTGACCACAACAATCAGCTTGCAATTCAGATTGCTCAGAAAGCTAAGGGTATGGGTCGTGAGTTCTCTAACGTTTTGATTAACGGTAACTCCACAACCAACGCTAAACAGTTTGATGGTGTCGCAAGACTGGTTACTTCCGATCAGACCATTGACGGAAAAGCCTCAGCATTGAATTTTGCAATGCTTGACGAACTGCTCGATAAAATCCCAAACGGCGCAGACGTTCTTGTTATGAACCGTCCGACGATTCGTGCATACCGTCAGATTCTTCGTGCTACCTCTGGCACTGACGCTATTATGCAGATGCTTCCTGCTTTTGGTCATCCCGTACTGGTTCATCAGGGAATGCCGATTCTAATGAATGAATTCATTCCGATGGCTACTGACGGCACTTGCCCGATTTATGCTCTTCGTGCAAATGAACTTGACGGTCTGCATGGTCTGTTTGGTGGCGATACTGCTGGTATCGTTGTCGAAAACATCGGCACTGTTCAGAATAAGGACGCTATCCGTACTCGCTTGAAGTGGTACTGCGGTCTTGCTCTGAAGTCCACCAAGTCTCTGGCTTGCTTGAAGAACGTTCAGATCGGCGCCAAACCGACAACTGGCGGTTCTGGTGGTACTCAGGGCGGTACAGGCGGCGGTAACTAAGCCCCAACTCACTTTTTGAGTTAAATCAAGACACGGGCGGGAAACTTCCCGCCCTTATTTGAATATTCTCCATGAAACTTAAGATTAAACAAGACGGCTTGTGCAATTACACAGGCTATCTGCAAACAATTCACTTTACGAACGGAATCTCTGATCGTGATGTGAAGCACAACGAAGCAATTCGTATCTCTGTAGTCATGGCTTGCGTTTGGGAAGACGGCTCTGAAGTTTCAAGAATCGTTGACAACACTCAGATTTCCGCTCCTATCGGACGTGTCACACGTGATGTCTTTGTAAAGACCGAAGTTGTTGCAGGAAACGATTCCGATCATCCTGAATTCATTCATCACGAAGAAAAGCCCAAAGATGCTGTAAGCAAGACAATTGTCGAAGTCTTGCCTCCCGCAGAAGAAGTCCCCGAAATCATCATTCGCTACACCCGAGATGAATTGGAAAAGATTGCGGATGAAAAGGGCATTAACGGACTTCGAGATGTTGCCACCCCGTTGGGCATCAGAGATACCTCTATTCGCAGACTTATCGAAAGAATTTACGCCATTGCAGGCAAAGAAGAATGAACGTTTTTATTTCAGGAAATGTCGTTGAATCAACTATCGCACTAAACGATGACGCTGGCAACCCCATTGCGGATGTTGTTGGGGTTACTTATCGTGTGATTGATTCTGAAAACAACGAATTAGTTAAGCCGACGGTCTATGTCCCGAACGGTGAAGACTATCCTGAAGAAACGGAAGAACCAACAGAGCCTGAAACCCCTGAAACGCCTGAAGAGGCTTTGACAGACGAACCTGAACAAGAAGAACCTTCGGAACCTGTTGAAGAAGAGACTATCTCAGAGGTAATCGTCCAGACTTCTGAAGAAGTCAACACTTTAAAAGAAGAAACTTCGAGAGATATTCGCATTATTTGCTTGAAGGCAAAGACTCGATCAGGTGCGGTTTTTTCTCTTGAATACGCTTACGGATTGACTATTGCCGACCCGCTGACTGTCGGAGTCAATTCTTTTATGACATATCGACAAGCCCAAAAGATGGCTATGGATATGCCGAAACTTAACAACTGGGAATCCATGTCTCAGTCTCAAAGAATCTCTGCATTACTCGAAGCGAAACAGAGAATTTGCAGATTAGCTTTTGACTTTGGTCAGGTTCAGCTTGATATGACTAAACAAGATTATGTTGTTCAAGCCGCTGGCAAGCCAAGATGCGTTCAAGTCGGAGAGATTTTTGGAGTTTATGGCGGCTCAGTGAAGCTGGAAGACTTGTCTGTAGAAGACTTTGAAGCTCTTCCGACAAAATTTAGAACCGCTTTGATGCAGGCACAGCTTGCAGAAGCCAATGATGTATTGGAAGTTGACTCTATTGCAGAAAGACGCAGACAGGGCTTGATTCTTGAAACCATCGGTGAAGTTAAGCAGATGTTCTCAAGCATTATTCCCGCTCAAATGGCTGTTTCTTCTAAAGCTATGAGTTATCTGTCCAGATACTTAGCAAGCGGTAAAAAGATTGGTAGAAGTTAATGACTAAAATTCTTGGTGTCTATTTTCCTAAAGACGCAGACCTCTACGCTCAAAGACAGACAAACATCTACGAACAGTTTTTGAAAGCGTTAGAAGCAATCATCTTCGGCATTCGTGGTTCTAATATGCCGATAACACCGAGCGTCATTAAGAAAGCGGAAATCGAATTTGAACGACATAAACAGATCGCTATTGATCTGTTGAGCGAAGGTGACATGTTGTATCCCTTCGAGAATGCAAAGTTCTTAGAAGCTCTGTATGTGCGTGAGAATAGGTTCTTTGAAGCGAATAAAGCGACCTTCTTAAGCGCTATCAAGTTCGGAAGTCTTGAGGTTTATCACCTCTTTGAAGCTCATGGCGGTTTCGGACTTCTTGCACAGCAGAAATCAACAGAGATCAGATGGACGATTAGAAGCGCTAACGGTTCAAAACTGGATGCTTGTAAGGCTTTCTATGTTGATCACAGAGACTTCGCTTATCAAACGTTTATCGACATGATTGTCGAAGAAAACCCTGACGCCACTGAATTCGGCGTTACATTTGAAGACCCGATAATGCTTGCGTTCAATACTGAAGCGATTAAGCGTAACGACTTAGCAGATCGAAACAACGAACGCAGAAAGAAGTTCTTCCACGTCGGTTCAAATAACTGGATTTCGGGAGCAGGAAAATGACGCTTTTTGTCCCTAATCAACGGTGCGTCATCGTAAAAATGAGCGCTATGGATATCTACGGACAAAAGCACGTTGATCGAAGAATCAACGAAAACTGCGCCATTTTGAAGTCTAAGAAGAACTCCACAAAGTCTTCAGTGCGTGCGGACTCTTCTGCTTCACGAGGTAACGCACAAGAGATTACAGCCGATTATTGGCTGATTTTAGAAAAGAATACACAGGCTGAAATCGATGACCTGATTGAATTCAGAGGTCTGAGATTAAAGATCATTGGTCTTCATCCGAGATTCAGTATTCGAGGAGATCACGATCATACAGAAGCTACGTGCAAAATTTGGAACGAAGCGAGCGACGAATGATTGATTTTTTGGCATTAGCAAAGCGACTTGAAGAGAAGGGTTGCGGGAAATGCGCAAAAGATATTTTCGTTGACACTTTACCTTCAGAAAGCTCGATGGGAATCGTACTTCGTTCATCAATTTCTGGCGACACAATCGACTATGAGCTTCCAGGATTTATGAAAGCGACTTTTCGATTGATCGCAAGAGCGGCGAATCACGGCATTGGACAAGAGATGCTTCAAAAGGCTACTGATGCGCTTTACATAGAGCAGTCGGAGGTTGTTGGCAGTATGAACGTTCGCATTTGCAGACCGATCACCACTCCAATGATTTTCCCTTTGTCAAACGGTAATTTGCGTGAGTTCTCAGTAAATATGCGAATTATCTATGACGAACTTCCGCCTGAAAAGGTAGAACCACCTTCAATTTCAACAACAAAAACAAGAAAGAAAAATGGCAAGTAATACAAAAAATGTAAAACTTGGCGTATGCCGTGTTTATTTCGGTGACAAAGAAGAAGACCTTGGCTATACCAAGGGCGGTGTTGACGTTTCTATTGCAACAGAAACACATGAAGTTACCGTTGACCAGCTCGGTAATACTCCAATTAACGAGTACATCACTGCTCGTACCGCTGAAGTGACTGTTCCTTTGGCCGAAACAACTCTTGAGAATGCTGTCAAGATTATGCCTGGCGCAAAACTTCTCACAGACGCAGAAGATACAACGAAGCGTTATGTCGAAGTCCCGACTGGTTGCGGTCTGTCCTTGATGGATTACGCTCAGAAACTTCGTCTGCATCCGATTGCAAACGCTGACGATAATCTTGAAGACGACTTCGTTCTTTATCGTGCGGCCACTCCCGGACAGATGGATTACTCCTATAACTTGGATGAAGAAAGAATTTTCTCCTGCACGTTCAAGGGTTATCCTGATGAAGACGGCAAGCTCTTTGCTTTAGGTGACGTTACCGCTATGGCAAGCGGAGAAGCTCCCAAACCCGACGAGGGAGATAAGGGAAATTTTGATTCTGCCGCCACTTACGACACTCCCGTGACGGGCGTTTATACAGGTATTCTGCATGACGCTTCTAATACTGTTGAAGACGCAGACATCTGCTCGGGTTATTCGGTAGTCGCTAAGAGCAATGGCGGCAATCAGGTCAAGGTTTCCATTAGCGCAACTGATGTTGTCAATCATCAGAATGGTCAGGGCAAGATGGGCCATTGGGTTGGCTTTGCAATTGTTGCTCCGACAGGCGTTGACGGCTTTAAGTATGCCAAGGGCGTTGACGGCGTTTTAGGCGCAGTTAACCCGCTTGAAGAAAATGTAAAAGATACAGAAAGCGGTTTTGCTATGTATGTTGACCATACTCAAAACGGCATGGCTGACTCTGTTATCAAGTTGCAGTGGACTAAGGGCGGTGCAGACGAAGGCGCTATGACTTACTACGTCATTGATACTTCTGGCGTGACTAACGCTTAACCTCAACAATTATGGCAAAGACCCCCAAAAAGATCACCTTGAAAGAGGTGAACAAAGATGAATGGGGGTCTTTGTATTTGCAGTTAGAAAAACTCAAAGAAAGAGTTCCCCAAGCTGGCAAAGTTCATCTTTACAACGAAGCTCAAAGAATCCGCCGTATGGCTAGAGATATGGCTCCGCTTGATGAAGGTTACTTGGAAAAGGCCATCATAATTGAATCTTTCAACCGAGAGGGCGGGACTGGACAGCTCCGAAACGAGCAGGGGCAGTTTGAGTCAAACACTTTCATTATCGGTGTCGATGCGAATGCTATGGCGGACGACAATATGCGCGTCGGAGATTACGCTGTTGAAGTTAATGAAAGACTGCCACCCGCTCCCAAAGCCGATTGGGACAAAGGCAAAGGAACGTTAAAAAAGCAAGATTCCAACGATGGCATTGAAGCTGGCGGTATGTTTATGCACCGAGCCGCGAATTGGGCTATGGCAGAGGGCAACATTGTCGGAAATCTCAAACAAGCCCTAAAGAAGAGAATCAAAGACTTCATCCGACGCAGAAAGTAATTGATTTTATTTTAAAAAGATGCTAATATAAGTAGTTAATTACTTACTATTAGTCAGTACAAAAGAACAACAATAAATGGCTGGCGTTTACGATACAAAAAACATCAAATTAGGCGTTTGCCGAGTTTCTTTCGGTGGCGTTGATCTCGGATACACCAAAGGTGGTGTTGACGTTTCCATTACTACAGATACTCACGAAGTAAACGTTGATCAGTACGGCGATGCTCCCGTAAACGATATTATTACTTCCCGCAGAGTTGAAGTAACGGTTCCGCTTGCAGAAACGACGCTCGAAAACGCCATTTCCATCATGCCTGGCGCATATCTTGTCACCGATAAAGAAGACGCGACCAAACGCAGAATCGAGGTTCCCACTTCTATCGGAACTTCTTTAATCGACATCGCTCAAGAACTCGTTCTTCATCCTGTAACTAACGAAAGTTGGGAAAGAGAAGACGATTTTGTGCTTTACAAGTGTGCAACTTCAGGCTCTGTCGAATTCAGCTACAAGCATGATGAAGAAAAGATTTATCCAGTGAAGTTCAAAGGTTACACAGACGATAGAGGAAGACTCTTCGCTATGGGCGACATCACTGCAACTGCTTAAATTTTATTGTGCAGGTTGCGATAAGAAGAAAGAAAAGGGCAATCTGCACATTTTTTAACAACCTACCTTTTCACAAAACAATGACAAAACTCTTAAACATTGACACCATTGCTCCCCTTGAAAACCGTTCTATCACGCTAAACGGCAAGACTTACAAAGTTTCCGAGACGACTGTTAAGTTGTTCTTGGAAATTGCAGAATTTGAAAAGCAAAACGCAAACGTTGAAACGCTTCAAGATCAGATCAAAGCCATGACGACTCTGATTAGCAAGTTCATTCCTGATCTTCCAGAAGAAGTGTTGATGGAAGCAACGATCGAACAGCTCGGCACGATTGTCCGATTCATTCGCAACGACATCCCCGACGAAGAGTTAGAAGGTTCTGCTAAACCTCAAGAATCTTCCGCTACTGAAGAGGCAACAGCAGAGGGAAAGTAACACCGCCGACAATCGAAAGTATCGACTTTGGATACTTCTTTTGTCGGGTTATGCACTTTTATGGAATCGGCTATAGAGAGTTACTTTCTGTACCGATTCGTTTTTTTTGGACGTTAAGTTCAAATATCGACCGCATACAAGCGTCGTTTGATGTCAGAAACCTCAGTCTTCAGCACGTGGCGGTAGCTACAGGAATGGCAGGAGGAGAAGGGGTCAAGAAGTTGCGCGAAAGCCTTGAAATGCAAATTGGCGAGACGCAGAAGATTAAATTTGATCCAATGGGCGAAAGGTTAAATCGCTCTCAGTTCGATGAACTGAAAAACACGATTCGCAGACAAAACAATAAGAATAAGAAGTAAAATGACTGGCATAATTGACTCCCTTTCGGTTAGTTTAAGTTTAGATACCTCTCGGTTTCTTAGAAACGCTGATGCAACAAAGCGCAAGATACACGAGGTTGAGCAAGCGTTTAATAACGCTGAAATAGCCAGCCAAAGAACTGGCAAAGCGATGGCTGACAGTCTCAAGCCATTAGATGCGGCTCAAAATAAACTTGCCAAGACGCTTCATGGAAATCTTGACAGAACTTGGAGCAAAATCGCAGATGGGATTGAAAAGGACTCTAAGAGCGGCAAGTTCATTTTTACCTCTAAATTTGTAAAGTCTATCGACGGTTTCCAGAAGCAACTTAAAATTTTAGATAGATTGGGAAATCGACTTGCAAAAGAACAAAATCGTGTTTCTTTGGGCACCGCAAAATCAATTTCTCGTGGAAGAGGGTTTGGCAAAGAATTTAAGCAAGTTGATCAAAGGGCAAAAGATGCCTTGCAAGTTTATGGAGATATTTCTGAGCTTGTAACTTCTGCCAGCCGACTTCAAAACAAGGTTATTCCTGAGCTTCGTAAGAAAATGACAGGAATTCTGAGAAGCTCTCCAAAAGGACGTAAAAAGGGGCCAGAGTATTATCAAGTCAAAAAAGACCTAGCCGCCGCAGAAAAAGAACTCCGAAACAAATATCTTTGGATTAAACAAATAAAGGCTGAAAATGCCGAACAATATTCATTGGGTGCAAAACTTGCCAGAGCTTCCAGAGGTGTCGTTCGTGTAAAAAATCGGTTTGTAGCCAAAGACTCCGAAAGGCTGAATTTTATTAACTTGGCCACGGCCGCCAATCTGCATGAAGAAAATATCAAGTCTAGTTCTCTTGCTGATAAAGACAAGTTAGATGAAAAAAAGAGAAGAGACCAAGAGACTCAAATTAAACGTTCTGCCAGAAGCGCAGAGCGTGATGCTAGACGCAGAGATCGAGAAACAACTCGTTTAATGGGAATAAGAAGCGGTGGACTGGAAACCGCTCTTATGCTCGGTGGCGGGGCTTTCTTGGGCGAAAGAATGCTCCGAGGTGTTTTTGACAGCGTTGAAAGACTTCAGAAAATTGAATCTCAGGTTGATACTTGGAATCTTTCTAAAAAAGATCGTTATCAATTTGATCTTATTGCTGACAAGATTCTTCAAAAGAATTCTCTTTTGTCACGAGCCGAAGCTACAGACGCAGCTCTTGCTGGCATGACCTCTATGGGTCACTTTGACCCCGAAGCCTTGAAGAAGGTTCTTCCTACAGCCGTGCATTACGCTCAGGGTAGCAAATTGCTCGGCTATACCACAGACTCAATCTCTGACGTGATTAAGAACTTCTTCGGTGTGGTCGAAGCTCGACAGCAAACTCTTGATCCTGATGCAATGTTGAAGACCTTCAAAACGTTGTGGCAGATCGAAAATGTTACGGGCGGTAAGGTCACTGTTAAAGACTTTGAAACGATTCTGAGAAATCTTGGCCCAGGCGCTCCTTTGATGTCTGATGAAGGCTTGTTGAATCTTGTCGCTTTTGCTGAACAGATCAAGGTGGCTGGTCACGGTGGTGGCGGTGGAGCTGGCGCAGGCATCTCCACGGTCGGTAACTTGATCAAGATGTTGCAGTTAACCGCTTCTGGTAAGCCGACATCTATCAATGCCAAAAAAATGATGTCGGAACTGTTCAATATTGGAGCTGACGGGAAGATTTATCGTCTTCTTGATACCGAATCTGGTGAAGTCGCAACACAAGGCGGTATTACTTTCACCCAAGCAATGAGCGATTTTAAAAATATTGCTCAACAGACGATTGAGGTTCTTAACGGAGCTGATAAAGAAATTGCCAAAGCTGGTTTCCAAGACAAACAGGGTATGTGGGATAACCCTGTTAAGACAATGGGCGCCATGCGTGACGCATTCTTGCGCGGTACATACCTTGACAGAAACGGCAAATTTGACGAAAAGAAAGCTCGAAGATTCTATCGAGATGATCAGATTGACGCCAAAAATGGTCGTTTAAAGAACGTCACCACGCTTGACGAGCAGAAAGCAATTACTTCTTTAATCGCTCAGATGGGGTTCCAGCATCGTACCACGACGGCTATGGCAACCTTTATGAACCCGTTCTTCTTGAAGCGTTCTCAATACACGATTGACTCTTCTAAACGCCAAATGAATCCTATGGAATGGCTCGAAGAGCAATATGCGAAGGGAAATTGGGGCGTTGCTTCTCAGGAATTCACAGTCGCAATGACCCGTTTAGGCGAGTCAATGAAGCCGTTGGTTGCTGAATTTGCCGACATCACAAGATCGGTTTCTAAATTCATTACTGCTATTGCTGAATTTAATGAAAAACATCCCATGCTTGCCATGATGAACGGCTTGCTTGTCACAATCACAGGCATGGTTCCAGCGCTTGGTTTGGTGGCTATGGGCTTTAAGAGATTGCATGAGGCGGCGGTTGCTGACTTGCAGTTAAAGGGCGTTTTGAAAAGACCCTCTGAAATGGACGGCGTTATTCCAAGTTCATACACAATGGCTCACGCAAAGAGTCCGAATAAGCCGTTAAGCCCGCTTACTCCGCCGAATGGAAACTTGTTCCCTGTAGGTTATTTTGACAAGGCTTATCAGCCAGTCAGCGGTTTTTGCGACAAGGTCACAACTAAATTTACAAAGACATTTGTTTCTATCGGAAGCATTGTTGGCAAAATCGGCGGGTTGTTCTTAAAGATGTTGCCTGTCGTCGGCACAGCTTTCTTAGCCTTTGACCTTGCTTCAATTGTGGCGGGTTGGTTCTCTGACATCAACATTACTGTTGATGGAGAAACTAAAAAGCTCGGAGACATTATTGAAGAAAGATTAAAAGAGCTTAAAGATAAGCTCGGCATGGGCAAAGCTCAAATTCTGTCTGAAGCTCAGAAGCCCTACGTGCAGATGGTTCAGACTCAGAACAACAATGCTCAACTTTTGCAGGGCGCAAAAGCAGTTTTACAGACTCTTAAAGCCGAAGGTTATCAGGGTCAATATAGTGATGACGTTATTGACGAATTCGGCAATCAGCATTCTGCAATGGGTGTTTTAAGTCAGTTAAAAGCCCAAGGTTTACTTGGAGCGGACGCTTTTACCAAAGAAGGTTTATTCAATGTTGATACGCTTTCTTTGACTCAAGCTATCGAACAACTAACAAAGACTGTCGAAACAAATAACAAAACGCTTGCTATCGCTCAGGGCAAGACAGGTAAAGGAATTCGTACAGACGAACAGGGAAGGGCTTTGCCTGATCAGTCGGTAGCTTCTAAGGCGAACGATAAAATCGCTGAAATGATGTCTGTTTATCAAAAAATCTATGAACAGGCATTGGCAAAATTACAAAAAGCCGATTTTGAAACTGACTTCTTCGGCTACAAGTCCAAAGATGGAAGTCGTCGAAAGTACAAAGTTGATAACATTCTTGAGCATAAGTACCAAGTACAGCACTATGAAGCATTAAACAAAGAAGACGAAGCCCGCAAAGAAGCAGAATTAAAACGCATTGATGACGTTCTTGAAAAGATTTATGCGCCTGAAAAACTAGCTTTCCAATCTCTTAGTAAAGAGATTAAAGGCAGTGAAGAAGCAATTGCGAAATTCAGCAAGATGCTCGAAGCCCTTGTAGCTAAACAGTTTAAAGCTCAAGGACAATCCGAAATTGCATCCAGTGCTAACGGGGTTGCAAATTATTCATTTGGTCTTGCCGAAGGTGGTGCTTTTGGCGATGTTTCGAGCGTGATGAAGAGTGTCGAAGAGGGAACTTTAAACAAAGCAAAAGTTGTTTCCAAAGACGGTAAAAAGTTTCTTAATGCGATTGACCCGACTAGTTCTGCTGGTAACGGAAAGCCTAAAAATGGAACGGGAACAACTCCTTCTTATTACGTTCCTCAAAACGTTAAATTCGTTAATTCTCTTCAGGCGACTATTGATGAAAATCAAGCTGACCTTGCTTCTATGCTTGCGGGACAAGGCAAGAAGGGCATGGAATATGCGAAAGCCTTTGTTCTCGCTAAGTTGCTGAACGGCGGTCTGTCTTTAAGCAACAAAAATCCGCAAGACTCTCCTTATTTGAAAAAGAAAGGCGATCTTTCAGCAGATAATGTTGATTGGAATAAAAAAGACCCTGTAACTAAAAAGACATTGATCGAACTTGCCGAAATGAAGCGTTTGGCGGAACAAAGCAAGTTAATGAATCAAGCAATTACAAAGATTGCCACAGAAACAGCTCAAGCGGAGGAGAGTTATGAAAACGCCGCCTTTATCTTTGAAAACGGCGGTACTGAAAAGTTACCTTCTGCTGTAACAAGTTTCGATAGAGCGGTTGCCAAAGCCCTTACTCAAATCGACAAGTCTTCCAAGCAATTTGAACAACTCGAAGCCTATTCACTTTTGGGCAAGTTAAGCGTTGGCTCCTCCGCAATGCTTCAAAAAGCGGTAGAAAATAGAAAAGCCACGCTTGAAATGCGAAAGGAGAGAGAGGGCTACGGTCTGAACTCTACACAAGCTAGCAAAGTTGCTTTTGATAGAGAGTGGGAAGAAAATCGAGCGAATATAAATGCCGAGATTCTTCGTCAAAGAGATGTCATTAAGGCAACCGAAGCCAACAAGAGTCTTAATGCAGAAGCGAAGAAGCAAGAGGTTGACAAGGCTAATAAGGCCATTCTTGATCTCGAAAATTCTTTCAATGATCGTTATGCAGAGGCTCAAGAAAAGTGGCTTAGAGATAATGCAACTGCTGGTCAGCGATTAGTTCTTCAATGGACTGACCTTTCGACATCTCTTGATGAAATTCAGTCTGAGATGATGAACGGGTTCATCGATATGACTGAGCAAATGCTCGACGGTAATCTTGATTCTTGGCGTGATTATGCGTACAACCTATTGAGACTGATTAGAAGACAGATTCTTCAAGGTACGTTCGCCCCGTTGCTTTCTCAGATCACAGGCATGATGAATCAGGGAATCGCAGGATTCTTTGGTAATGATGTCGAAGCAATGAGACAGAGAGCTGGCTACTATCAAGCAGGTAATACCGCGAACGCCATGCTTGGTAATGGTTTCTACAGCAACTTTGTCGCGGGAAATTACTTCAGAACACTTCAGGTCAATCCCTATGACGCTTATTACAGTCCGTACTACACGCAGAATTATTCTTCTGCACTGATGTCGGATGATACGGGCGCACAGATTGGTTACACGGGTTCGATTAACGACGGCACAGCAGTATTTGCATCAAGCAACGCTCAAACCTCTTGGTGGAACAGCTTCACAACATCTTTCTCTGAGGGTATCGGCGGTCTTTGGAACTCTACAAAGAACTTCTTTGGAAACTTCGGTGACAACATGGGCAAGCTCTCTGACGGATTCTTAGAGTTTTGTGGTAGCCCACTTGAAAGTTTGAAGAACGCTTTTTCCTCTGCGTCTACAGTTATCGGTCAGTTCATCATGTCGCTGTCTAGCGGTTCTTCTGGTAGCGGAGTAGGTGGAATAATCAGTGGCGTTATTGGCGCTGTAGCTGGTGCTGTCGGGAGCGCGATGGGAGCGCCAAGCGGGGAATTTGGTTTAAAAGGAATGGGTTATGACCCTTCTGCCGCAAGCAATGCTAATTATTTTGCTGAAGCAGGGAAGAAAGCTCTTAGTGGCTCTGTTTGGACAAGATTCGCAAAGGGCGGAGTAATGTCGTCGAACGGAGAGCTTGATCTTCGTAAGTATGCCAGTGGCGGTATTGCGAACTCTCCTCAACTTGCAGTGTTTGGCGAAGGTTCAATGCCCGAAGCCTATGTTCCTTTGCCCGACGGCCGTTCAATCCCTGTTTCTTTCAGAGGTAATGGAACAGGGGATTCTGTTGGCGGAAACAATATCAGCATTGTTATCAATGTGAGCAACACAAACAATACTTCTACCGAAACTCAATCTTCCGACGCTACTTCGGCGGGCAAAGATTCTTCTGACATGGCAAAACTTGCTAACAGAATCAAGATGCTTGTTCGACAAGAAATTGTTACGCAGTCACGTCCTGGCGGACTGCTTGCAGGAGCATAAATGGAATATCCGAAATTTACTTGGAGTCCAGACTTAGGGGCTACTTGTGAGGAGCAACCATTCGTAAACGTCACTAAATTCGGTGACGGTTACGAGGCCCGTGTTGGTTATTTAATCAACACAACTCCTCGAAACTGGTCTGTAACTTTTACAACAAACTTAGAAAAACATACCGCCATCAAGAAGTTTCTGAGAGAGCGAGGCGCCTCAGAAACTTTTGAATGGAAGACGCCTGAAGGGGAGACGCTTCATTTTGTTTGTAGGTCTTGGACTGGCAAACAAACAAGTTTCGGCGTGTTTGAACTGTCTGCAAAATTTGAACAGGTATTTGAGTAATGACGATTCAAACAGAACAACAAAACTTAGCCCCAACAGCTTTAATTGAGATGTATGAGCTGACATTGCCAAATGCTAAAGATACCGAAGAGCCGTTTCGTTTTCATTGTGGCACTTCGGGCTTTAGTACGAATTTGAAGTGGAAGGGGAAAGAGTATATTGCCCTACCCATCGAAACAGAAGGTTTTGACATCAACACGCAAGGCAGTCTCCCGAAGCCAAAGCTCAGAGTTGCTAACGTCAACGGCATTTTTTCTGCCTTGCTTAGAGAATGTGATGACTTAATCGGCGCAAAGCTAGTTAGAAAGAGAACGTTTGTCCGATACCTTGATGCGGATAACTTTCCAAATGGAAACGATTCAGCAGACCCGACTCAAGAGTTTCCATCTGATATTTGGTTTGTCGATAAAAAGACAACTGAAACTCGGTATTTGATTGAATGGGAATTAGCCAGCGCTTATGACCTTCAAGGCGTGAAACTACCGAGAAGACAAATTATTCAAAACTCTTGTCAGTGGCGTTACAGAGACGGTAATTGTAATTATCAAGGCGCCTTTTACGACAAGAACAACAAACTTACAACCAACGCAAAAGAAGATACGTGTCCTAAGACTTTAAAAGCGTGTGAGGTGCGTTGGTATTCCTACGGCGGTCAAGGGTGCATTCTGCCCTTCGGCGGATTTCCTGGAGCAACGAGAAGCTAAATGAAAGTAACAAAAGAACTTTTTAATTTGATGAAAGAAGCGGGAATTAGAAACTTCCCAAAAGAATCTTGCGGTTTAATCTACAAAAGAGGCAAGAAAGGCGTTCCAATCGAATGCAAAAACATCTCTAGCGAACCCGAACATAACTTCTTGATCTCTGCTTCTGAATATGCCGAAGTGCTCTGTAAGGGAGAAATTATCGGAGCATGGCACACGCACTGTAATACCGACGCAAAACCAAGCGACGCAGATAAACAAGGTTGTGAGAACACTGAGATGACATGGTTCATCGGAGAGGTTCACAAAAATGAAAAAGGTGAAATCTATTTTGGCGAGAACATTGAAGTTCTTGTACCTTCTGGTTTTGTACAGCCTTTGGTCGGAAGAAATTACTGCTATGGCACGTTTGACTGCTATACCCTCCTCAGAGACTACTACAAACAAGAATACGACATCGACCTAGGCGAATGGGAGCGGGATGAAGACCCTTGGATGAATGAAGAGGGCTACTTTGAACGTAAAGCGTCTGAAATTGGCTTTAGAAAGATCAACGGCACGCCGAAGAAAGGTGACATCTTTTTAATTCAGATGGGTACAAACGGCGCTGATCACGTTGCAATCTATGTTGGAGACGACAAGATTCTTCACCACATCAACAGCCGTCTTTCTAATACTGACATCTACGGCGGTTCTTACTGGCAGATGCATACGCTTTCTCATTGGAGACACAAAGATGTTAACGAAAATCTATCTTGAGGGGGCAATGGGTCGAAACTTCGGCAGAGAGTGGACGTTAGATATTCATACTCCTGCCGAAGCATTACAACTCATTCAAGCAAATATTCCAAGATTTGGACAATGGATTAGAGACAATCTGAAGCGCTATGAAAAGTGCATGATTATCTGCAAATATGCAGATGGAAGAGTTGAAGCATTAGATGAAAAGACAATGCTTATGCACAAAGAAGCAAAAGAAATTCATTTTGTGCCGACGGTTTATGGCGCAGGTAAGTTTATGGGGGCCATCGTTGGCGCAGTAATGATTGTAGTAGGCGCTCTTTGTTGGTGGGCTGGTGGCGGAGCTTGGGGCGTCGGGCCAGGAATTTCATTGTTTGGTCAAAGCATGATTGTTGCTGGTGCAGGACTTTTGCTCAGTACGGTCGTTACAGCAATTATGGGCAGAGTCAAAGGAAACAGTGGCAGTGATGACGACCAAACTTCCTACTACTTCAACGGCGCCCAAAATACAACTCGGCAGGGTGTTCCTGTTCCTCTAATTTTCGGTCGTTGCAAGGTCGGTTCAGCCGTTATCAGCTCTTCTATTAACGTTTCAGATCAAAGCGTTACTCCGACAGGCAAGCCTGGAATTGTTGAAGTGGTTAAAGACAGAAAAGGCGTTCAATGAAAAATTATGTAGCTGGTGCTGGTGGCGGTAGTAAAGGTAACAAACAGTCTAACGACAAAAACACTCTTTTCTCGATTGCTTCTCTTCAAGTCTTGGATTTAATCTCTGAAGGTCAAATCGGGGGTCTTGTTGACGGCGCAAAATCAATTTATTTTGATGACGTACCTCTTCAGAACCAAACAGGCTCTTTTAACTATGACAATGTTTATGTAAAAGAAGCTAGAGGCACGCCTTATCAAGACATGATGCAGGGGTACGAGAATACCGTTATCCCCATTGAAGTAGGCGCAGAAGTCAAAAATGGCTATCCTGTTGTTAGATCGATTACCGAAACTATCGCAGATAAAGTCCGTTGCGCCGTCTCTATCCCTTATCTCTACAGAGTCGATAATGGCTTAAAAAAGACCTCTATTGAGTTTAAATTTGAAATTGCCATCAATAACGATGACTTCGTTGATTACGGCACGCAAAAAGTTGAAGGCAAGACCTCTTCTCAGTATCAAAGAAGCTACACGTTTAACCTTCCTCAGCGGGACTCTAAGGGCAAAGCGCCCGAACGTTGGCTAATCAGACTGACTAAGTTATCTCCCGAAGCGGATGATGACTATGTGGCGGCGTTGAGTTTTACAACGATGTTTCTGATTTCAGAAACAAAGCTCAATTATCCGAACTCAGCCATCATTGGTATCTCTGCAACGGCTGAGAATCTTTCGTCTATTCCGACGCGCTCTTACATCGTTGACGGCTTGATTCTTCAAGTGCCGAGCAACTATGACAAAAAGACGAATACTTACAACGGCATTTGGGACGGCACCTTCAAGATGGAGGTTACCGACAATCCCGCTTGGATTCTCTATGGTTTGCTGACCAATACTCGTTGGGGGTTGGGCGAATTTATCAAACCTGAGCAGATCAACAAGGCCAAACTTTATGAGATTGGTCGTTATTGTGATGAATTAGTTGATGACGGCTTAGGTAAGAAAGAAAAACGGTTCTCAATTAACACTCAGGTTACCGAGCGTTCTGAAGCCTATGAGTTAATCAACTCCATTACTTCTGTTTTCAGAGGTATGACCTATTGGGCAATGGGTCAGGCAAACTTCACTTGCGACAAGCCCACTGAGCCGTCGGTTCTTTTCACTCAAGCCAATGTTGTCAACGGAGAGTTTCGTTACGCAGGCTCTTCCAGAAACGAGCATCATTCAGTCGCTTTAATTACTTGGAACGACCCTGATCAGAACTACAAGCAGGTTGTAGAGTACGTTGAAGACCGAGAGCTTATTGAAAAATGGGGCGTTAGACAGTCTGAGTTAACACTTTTCGGCTGTACTTCTCGTGCTCAAGCTATTCGTGCTGGCAAGTGGATTCTTTACACTGAGCAGTATGAATCCGACATGATCTCGTTTACTGTCGGTTTGGATGCCGCTTTAGTGCTTCCAGGCGACATTATTAAGATTCACGACCCCTATCATGCAGGCAGAAGACTTGGCGGACGCTTAAAGTCTTGCACAACTACTTCAGCCGTTCTTGACGCAGTAACGCAGTTAAAGAGTGAAGCCAATCCGAAAATTTCAATTCGGATGCCTGACAACACATTCGTCACGAGAACACTGAAAATCTCTGATGACGAGCCAAGAGCCGAGGTCTTTTGGGACGAGCCTCTTCCTGAGCTTCCCGTTGACTATGCAATTTGGATTATTGAAGAAGAAAATCTCGTACCTCAGATTGCACGTGTCGTAAACATTGCTCAGGGCGAAGATAAGGGCACCTTCAACATTGATTGTATTAGCTACAACAAAGGCAAGTACGATCTGATAGAGAAGGGTTGGGAGATTCAGCTTCCCAATACGTCTGAAATTGACCCGTATGATGTTGGCAAACCCAATAACCTCAATATCTCGGTTTCCATCTCTAAGTCCGCTACAGGTATTAGAACAGGTAATCTTGAGCTTTCTTGGACGGCTGGTAAGAACAATGCTTCTTGGGTTGTTGAATATCGAACTGAAGATAAAGACGGTAACGGAGACGAATGGACTTCGGTAGAAGTTAATTCTCCTTACTACACGATCTCTAACGCGCAGAACGGCCTTTATCACATTAAGATTTATGCCAAGGGCGTGCTTGGTACGCTTTCTACTGAGCTTGAGACTTACTACGACGCTGAAGATTCTTTGCCGTCTCCCGACGATATTCAAGACTTCACAATTACTAAGCGCTCGACTTACCTACAGCTTGACTGGACGCCTGTTGAAGGTGCTCTCGGTTATGAAATCAGAATCGGTGATTCTTGGGATGCTGGCGAAGCAATTATTACGAACTTCGCGGGTAACTCGTTTGTTCACTATCAAGATAAAGCGGGCATTTATTACTACCATATTCGAGCGATTAACTCTGACGGTAGTCTCTCTAAGCATGTCACAACGACAAGACTTGATCTTCATGCTCCGATTACACCTGAGAACTTCCAAGTCGTGCGTTCTAATGAGCGTCTTGAGCTGAAGTGGGATAGTAACCCCGAAACAGATATTACTTTCTATGAAATCCGAGAAGGTATTAACTGGACGGCTTCTACGCTTGTTTGTCAGTCAAAACTCAATCATGCGACTATTCCGGTTGGCGCACAGACAAGAAGAAAATTCTGGATTAAAGCAGTCTGTATGCCTGGAATTTATTCTGAGTCTGCTGACTGGTATGAAATCGGCGTAACCAACGACAAAGATAAGAACATCATCATCGAAATGCACGAGCGTGGATTAGGTTTCTCTAACCACAGAGTGTATATGTCTGATCGAGGTGACGATCTTGTCATGGATGATGATAGAAAGCGTTCGGAGTACATCATCCCCGTCGATCTCTTCAAGAAGCATTATGCGCATAACTCTTTCTCAACCTCTGTCACAACGATTGCCTGCACTGGCGAAGATACAACTACTTGGGAAGATTTAACGTGCGACTTTGAAGCTCCTGGCGCAGAACGAGCTTGGAACTTAGAAGGAGACCAAGACGGTATCGTTGCTTATAAGCAGATTGCCCTTGAGTACGGTTTAGGCTCTTCAGACATTGAGGGAATTTCTCTCGAAAATACAACCGACACATTGTCAGGTAAGCAAGCGGTATCAGCGCAAGCGCATTATGAACCTGCCCGATATGCTCTTGGAATGACCATGAATTTGATCACAAGCGCTAAGTGGCAGTTAGTTGATGTGCCAGAGCACTTTAAATTCAGTTTTTGGTTTAAGGCAAAAGATCAGGGGCGAAATAAGTGTGCCGAGATTCTGATAATGCAGACTCAAGACGGCACTGGCTGGTACAAGATTTACTACAACACGGAAGAAAAGACGCTGAATCTTGCTTGCAGTGACGGTAAAGACATCTCTTTTGAAACTGAGTTTCTTGCAGATGATTACTTCTGTATTGCGTTCTATCAAACAAACGTCACTCGCGGCTTTGGTTACGGCATTCTTGGTAAGCAGGTTGAGTTCAAAACGACACCCGCATTTCCACAGGGTCAAATAAAACTATTGTCAGTGGGGAATTCTTAATTAACCTATTGACAAATTAGTTAAATTTTGCTAGACTTTTCGAGTTAAAGAATAATAACAAAAATGATTAAATCTGACACCTTCAAATTAGTAGGCTCTCTCACGGCCGAACTTCACAAAGCAGACGGTTCCTACGAAGTTGTTCATAAGCACAATGCCATTCTTGATGTCGGTTTCGATTTCATTGCCGACGCTATTGGTAACGCTTCTGCTCGTCCTGCTGTTATGAGCTACATCGCTGTAGGTACAAGCACTACTGCCGTTTCTGTTGATCAGACAGCTCTTCAAACTCAGTTAATGGCAAAAGCAGCCACATACGCTCATACCGCTGGTACAAAGATGTTTACTTTTGAGACGACATTCAACAAGGGCGAAGCTACAGGCGCATTGACTGAAGCAAGCGTACAGAATGCGGAAACTGGCGGTATTTTGATTGACCGAGTTGTGTTCCCCGTTATCAATAAGGGTGATGACGATACCCTTAAGATGACATTTACTTTCACAATGTCTCAGCCGTCTAGCTAATGACAACCATTGTTGTATCTCCTGCTTCGACAAGATACAGAACATGGATTAGCGAAAATTCGGGCTTAGGGACTTGGGATGATCAGCGAGACTGGCTCTGGCATCATCCCACAAACTACACTGCATCAATAGATGAAGCCCTTGCGGTAAGCAAAACGTTTCGTTTTGACATTGAAAGCAATCTTAAAGAACTGCTGGCTTTCTTAGAAGTTAAATCAGCACAAATTCATGTTCCGTTTAGCGAAGCAATCGAGTTTGAATACACTCTGAATACTCTTTTAGTTCTGGTAAAAGAGTTTGAGGAGCTTTTTGTCGTTGAAGAGACGAAAACTGAGAAAGACATAAATAAAAATGTCGAAGATAAAATCTTTTTTGCTGAACATTTGGCAAAAGATGCGGAGCACATGGTCTTTGAGGCATTGCAACTGCTCGATCAATGTGATCGACAGATCGCTTGGATTAGAAATCACTCAGAGAACTACACGGTTGCAGAGACAACGGTCGAGAAAGAGATTGGCGTATTTAAATCACAGTCACTCAATTTCTATGATGCGATTAAGGAAGTAGCCCGAGGTGTTATTTCCGACTTGTTCTTTCAAGAAGGGATTTGGACGAAAGAAAGTCTGGATAAGTTCATGCGCAACGGCGGTCGTCATGTCGGATATACGACATTTAGAGAATTCATCACTGGTGACTACGAGTATCAAAAAGCGCTCTTCAGACTGGCCTTAGAAGCCACAACTGCTGACCGAGCGTTGGTAGAACAAATTGATGTGGCTATTGACGTTGATGACGTTTACGACCGAGGCTCAACAAGCGTTACAGATAAGAACTACGGAGCAACCGTTCACTTCTCAAGAGAATTCAGCATTGCTCCCGAAGTGACGGTAACAATGCGTGGCGGAAATGCTTTAGAAGCCATTCGTCCGATTGTAAGTAATGTCAGCACAACTGGCTTTACCGTGATGCTCTACGACGTTGAAGGAAACAAAACTACAGGCACGTTCACTTGGACTGCGGCAGGATACTAAATGAGAAAAATAATATCGGTATCTGGTGGGAAAGACAGCACAGCCGTTGCTCTTCTTGCAATGGAGCAAAATAAACCTGAGGATGTAATTTTTATTTTTTGCGATACGGGTAACGAGCATCACAAGACTTATGAATACTTGGAATACCTTGATGACTATTTTCAATCAAAAGGTTTTTCAAAAATCGTAAGACTGAAATTAGACAGTACGGAAAAGCTGAAAAGAAAAGCGGAAAGACTCAAAGACCATCCTGAAATCGCAAAACACATCCGACCGACAGGTAGTGCATTTTTAGACCTTTGCTTGGTCAACGGTAGATTTCCTGGCTTTACTAGTAGATTTTGTACAAAAGAATTAAAACAAAAACCCGCAAATGACTTTATTGCTCAGTTTCTTGAAAATGGAGAATCTGTAGAAGTTTGGACGGGTGTCAGAGCCGACGAATCTATAAAACGTGCAAAATATCCCGAAAGAGAGTTGAGACTCGAAAATAAAAAAACGGGTGCTCAAGCTTGGGATGTGAGACCGATTTTAAGTTGGACGGTCGAAGATGTTTTTAGAAAGATTGAAGATAGCGGAATTAAAGCCAATCCGCTGTATGCAATGGGATTTGCTCGTGTTGGATGCACGCCATGCATTTTCGCAAACAAGAAAGAATTAAAACTTTTGAGCGAATTGTCTCCCATTGAGTTTTACAAGATTGAAGCGTGGGAAAAATATCTTCAGAACGGCTCAATTAACGGCTCTTCTACTTATTACTATTCCGAAAACCATGAGGGCGTTTGGGCAAAAGTTAAGTGGGCAAATACCTATATAAAACGTGGCAGGCCCAAGAAAGTACAGGTAGAAAATGGCGGCACAAGGTTATAAAGAAATTCAATTAACGACACCGTTAAAAGACTCGTTGCCGTTAATTTTGCACAATGACGAAGCAAGCATTACGTGCAGTGCGGGAATTGTTTTTCCCGAAGAAAATTTGAAAGAGGGAATGCTTTGTTTCAGATCAGACTTACAACGGCTTTTTCAGCGCAGAAAGGGCGTTTGGGTCGATATTCTCGAAAGTCTTGATAACGACATCATCGAACTCGGTGAAGCGATTGTAGAAGCGTTTGATGAGGTTAATGAGGTTGTTCTTCAAACGAAAGCTGATGAAAGTGAATTTCAAGCATTGAAAACAGCTTTTGAGGCTTTTAAAGCGGATGTTGAAGCTAACTATGTGAAGAAGACAGAAGCAACTTCTACTTACTTGACTAAGAACGACTTCCAGACTCAGATTGACGAGGCTTACGCAAGTCTTGAATCTGCTTTAGGCGAAGAAACTGGTGCCGAAACCGAAACAGAAACGGAAGCAGGTAGCTAAATGGCAACGATCAAAGAGTTAATTGAAAAAGCAGGTCAGGTTGCAGTGTTGAAAGCGCACCCTGTAGGTAGTTACTTTATTACCGAAGAAGATAGAAATCCTGCTGAAATTCTTGGACTGGGGGGGGGTAAGTACTTGGGTTAAACTCGAAGGTAGAGTTTTGCTCGGAGCAAACTCAACTTATCCAGTAGGAAGTGAGGGCGGGGAAGCGAATGTCAAACTCACCATTGCCAATATGCCGAGTCATACTCACAGAGTGTACAAGGATGATTACTACTCGGCTAATAGCAACGGAGTAACTAACACCACTAATGCTTGGAAGCAAGCGTTGGTAAATGCAAGCAACACAACTTGCAATATCGCAACTGAATACGTCGGCGGAGGCCAATCGCACAACAATATGCCCCCTTTCCGATCAGTGTTCATTTGGCGCAGAACAGCATGACGAACTTAGAAGAAGTAATCAATAAAGCAGTCGAAAAATCGGTCAAAGAAGCAATATTGGCCGCGCACCCAGTCGGTAGTTTCTACTTTAGCGATAACGACGCTAACCCCGCGGAAGTGTTCGGGGGGGGGGGCTGTGGTAGTGACTTGGCATTTCATCGGTGTTAGTTACTCCGTTGCTATTAGGGGGGGGGGGTATGGCAACGAATAGAAGGGGTATTTCTCTTCGGTAGAGATACTGCTCCCGCTATGGGTCAGACGGTAGGGGCAAGAGGAGGCGAATATTCTCACACTTTAAGTGTCGATGAAATGCCAAGTCACTACCACAGACTTCAATGGGAATCTGCTGGAAATTTGGGAACAAATGGAACAGTCGATTGGTCTTGGGTTTTGAAATTTCAGTCAACTCAAAAAGATTGGGCTTACGAAAATCCCTCGAATAATCAGCCTTATCAATCAATTGGTGGTTCTCAACCACACAACAATATGCCTCCTTACTACCTTACCAATCTCTGGAAACGAATAGCTTAAATGTCAGAACAAAAAGATTTAAAAGAACTAATCAGAGAAGTTTTGCTTGCGGTACATCCCGTTGGCTCACTTTTCTTCACTAGTGATGACCGCAACCCCGATGTAATTCTATTCGGGGGGGGTATCTAAATGGAAGCGGATTGAAGGAAGATTTATTTACGGAGCTTCCGAGAATCGTCCCATCGGTCAGACTGGCGGCGAAGAAAGTCATACCCTTACAGTGCAGGAAATGCCGAGACACAACCACAAAGGTATTTATTGGTCTTATGAACACGAAGGTGGTTGGCAGGTTGACCTGAATGTCGGCACAATCGGATATGGTTTGTCATGGCAAGGATTGGGCGGTTCGACCACTGGTGGCGGCGGTGCTGGCGACCCAAATAAAGATCTGCAAACTGCTTCAACTGGTGGTTCTCAAGCTCATAACAATCTTCCTCCGTTCGCAGTTTATGCGATATGGGAAAGAATTGAATGACGGGAAAGACATTAAAAGATTGTATTGATGTAATTAAAACCTCTCTTGAAGAGCAAAACGCCCAATTTATTCAAGAGTTAGCAAAGAAGTTAGACATTGCTGGCGGAAGTATTACGGGTAATTTAACTGTAGAAGGTGATACTTATTTAAACGGCACAGCCCGCTATCATAATGCTGAAATTGGTTATAGAGCCGATACTCTTCCAAACAGAACTACTAACCCAACTACTGCTTCGACTGATACTCCAGAGTTTTGGAGAACCCAACCCAAAGGTCTTTATTGGTATTCACAAACGGGCAGACTTAAGAATCAGCCAGGGCAATATGGTTGGTTAGTGCATTTAACAGGGCAACATGCTGAAATTCAACAACTCTTTATTGTGGCCGCTAATGGGATTATTTATTCAAGAGGCGCGAATAGTAATGGTTGGGCGAGCGGAAGTGATACTGTAGCTTGGAATAAAGCTACAAACTAAAAAGAGAAGGGTTGTTCACTCCCTTCTCTGATGAAGTTCAAATAAGTTGAAGACGGACTTTTCAAACTTCGGGGCAGAATTATAAAAGAATTGCCCCGACTGCAATACCGAGTTTCGAAACAACTCACTAACGGGAGTTCACGATATTAGCAATCGGGGCAATAACTTTTTCAAAATTATCGTCTTCGGATTAAGAGTTAAATCATCAGACGAGAGTTATTGTACAAGCATTTTCAGTAAATGGGTTTAGGCAAAGTATAGGCAGTTTTAAATTGCCACAAAATAATAAGAATTAGAAATGCCAAAGAAAACAAAAACAGAAATTAAAACCGCCATTAAGAACGTACTGAATAAAGTAACAGTCGGAAGCACTGGCGGCACCATAAATGGATCTATCACGATTGATGGAGAGGGAAATTTCTTAAAAGCTCCAAAAATAATTGTTGGAAATGATGATTTAGCTGATCTTATCGAAGAAGCAGGGAAGGTTAAAACTATCAACGGATGTTTGCCAGATGAAACGGGAAACATCACGCTAACTCCCGCTGATGTCGGAGCTTCTGCTTCCGATCACACGCATGATTATTTGCCGAGCGACGGAAAGGCGGTTTCGGCAACTACCGCAGATACAGCTACAAAAGCGACACAAGACGGGTCAGGTCAGGTAATTACTGACAACTATATTAAAGCCGTTAGTGTCAGCGGAAGAACCGTGACTTTCACTAGAGGAAATGGCACAACTTTCTCTATTACAACTCAAGACACTGTCACATCTAACACATCGAATTGGTCAGTTTCTAACGGAACTAATGGATGGGCACGTGATAA